CCTCTACCACCAGGCCAAGGCCGCAGTCCAGTCAGCCGGTGGCTACATGATGCCCAATGCACTGAAGCTGCCGGAGAGTGTCGAGGAGACACGGAACGAACTGCAGCGCACTACCCTGCCGAAGGTCGGTGCCGTGCTCGTCTCCGCCAGCTCCGGCACGATAGCTGCTGGCGTCCTCCAGGGCCTGCTGACCGAGGGATGGAGCGGGCACCTGCTGGTCCACATGGGCTACTCGCGACCCCCCGGTGCGGTGGTGAGCTACATGTCCAAGATGATCGCTGAGCCGGGGGAAGAGGTTGGGTGCGGTGGCTGGCACTTCGGGAAGCGGGGCCTCTGCGTGCGGGTGATCGACGAGGGCTACGCCTATGCCGACCGGGCGAGGTACGTTGACCGACCACCCTTCCCCTGCAACCAGTTCTATGACCTGAAGGCCTTCCAGTGGTGGATGAGAACGGGCATCCAGCAGTACGGTGAGGCCCTGATGTGGAACATAGGGTGATCGAGATGAGGGGTTCGGAGCCAGCGACTGAGAGCCTGCGCGTTGACGTGGATGGGAACAAGTACACGGTGATCCAGGACAGCAGCGGTCACTGCCGTGCCCTGAGGTATGGCGAGAGGTGGCTGGACCTGACGAGCACGCCGGGCAGCAACATGATCATGTCCCTGGCCTGGGAGCTCAGGGCGGCGCGCGAGGCCGAGCGCCGGCTGCTCCGGCTGCTTGAGGTTATTCCACCCAGGCCGATGCCCACCGTGCAGCATGAGGTGGACTGGACCGATGCCGCGAAGGCCAGGTTCTTCGACGCGGCCCAGGCCACCCTCTATGCCGACTTGGAGCAGGAACCTCACCTGGGGGAGAACCTGCCCCTGGCAGCGGTGCTCCATGAGGTCCACGAGGTTGAGGTGAACCACCCGCAGTGGCGTCAGGGGTGCCAGCTGATCACTGAGCGCCTGAGCACGTGGGTCAGGATGAGGACGAAGAGATGAGTGAGCAGCATCCTCTCAGCGGCAAGTGGTTTGTGCTGACGACCCTCGGCGACGGCCAGGGGACGACCCTCCATGTGGGGTGGAAGTCAATCTGCCAGGCAGTGGTTGATGTTCACTACCATGAGCCCACCCAGGAGCAGCGGGATGAGGTCATGGGTCGGTTCACTGACTTCACCGACTGGGAGCACCTCGATGGGGTGCCCTGGCGGTGGGTCAAGAGCTACGAGGACGGCACCGTGGTGGTTGAGAGGGTGACCTCCGACCCGGTGAACGTCATGAGCGTCCTGATCCCAGTGGAGGCGGTTCTGTCCCTGCTGGCCCAGGCCCGGGTGGACGAACACGGCAGCACCGAGGGGGTGCTGGAGGGGCTGCTGACGATGTTTCCCAGCCAGCGTGAGAACTATGAGCAGCTTCTGTCTGCGGCCCAGGACAAGGCAAGGCGACTTCAGAAGGATTGACACAAATGGACCATGCAGCGTGGCTGCGCGACGGCTTGGACGGGGCGGATGAGGCGGCTGTCCAGGCCTACCAGTACTACATGAGGCCTGACCCAGCGATGCGCGAGCTGCTGGGTGAGATCGAGCACATCGAGGACCCGGTCACGGGCCGGCAGATGCGTGTGCGTCGCGGCTCCAAGGTCTCAACCCTCCGGGGCCAGAAGCCGGAGAACATGACGACCACGGACGTGTACCTGGACCCGCTGCCCCACATCCGCCTCGGCAAGGGCAAGGACCTCCAGGGCTGGTACCAGGGCAAGCAGCCGAAGGGCGCGGGTGGCCGGACGAGGCCCTGCATGACAGACGCCATCCTCACGGAACCCTATGGGGGATACTGCACCGTGGGCTGCACGTTCTGCTACATCAACAGCGGTTTCCGAGGCTACCGGGGCTCAGGCCTCATCACGGTGCCCCTGGACTACGGCACCCAGGTCAGGCGACAGCTGGCCTCGATGAACGTCAGCACAGCGGGCTACTTCTCCAGCTTCACCGACCCGTTCCTGCCACTGGAGGACTTCTACCACAACACCCAGGGCGGTGCTCAGGCGTTCGTGGACGCGGGCCTGCCGATCTTCTTCCTCAGCCGGCTGTCCTACCCAGACTGGGCCTTCGACCTGCTGCGAAAGAACCCCTACAGCTACGCCCAGAAGAGCATCAACACGCCGGACCCGGAGGACTGGAAGCGGCTGTCGCCGGGCGCGCTGCCCCTGCTCGACCACATGGAGGAGATCAGGGCGCTGCGGGCGGCGGGCATCTATGTGTCCATCCAGGTCAACCCCATCATCGCGGGGATCGTGACCCACGATGACGTGGAGCAGCTGTTTGGGATGCTCGCGGAGGCCGGCGCCAACCACGTGATCGTCAAGTTCGTGGAGGCCAACCACCCGTGGGCACCAGCAATGGTCCAGCGGGTGACGAAGCGCTTCGGTGAGAACCGAGCGGCAGCCTTCCGCGACCTGTTCACCGAGAACAGCTGTGGCGGGCAGAAGACCATCACCGAGGAGTACCGCCGCGAGGGCCACACCCGCTACATGCGCCGCGCCACCGAGCTGGGCATGACCTACAGCCTGTGCTATGAGTACACGAAGGCCGGTGGCACGTGGCACTCCATGGGACCCGAGTTCATCACCTCAGACCAGTGCCACGGGCACCGCGTCCCGATGCACACGCGGGTCGGCGGCCAGTTCATGCCGCTCGCGTTCTGCCCCCCGTCTGGGTGCCTGTCCTGCGGTGACAAGGGTCCAGTGCCCTGTGGGTCTGAGCTGCTCGGACAGGCCAAGGCCCTGACCCTGTCGGACCTCAGGAGGCCGCTGTGAACGAGGGCACCAACGGGGGAGGTCCGCACCTCATCATCCCGGGCTACGTTGCGGAGCCGGAGAGCGGCAGGTACATGCCGCACCTCAAGCACATCCACGAGTACCTGGAGCAGCAGACCGACCTGGATGCGTCTGAGAAGACGGCCATCGCGATGATCGCTCTGGTCGCACAGATCAAGCAGTTCGCGTCGGTCACACCGAGGCATGGGAGGGGTCGCATCATTGCGAGCGCGACCGAAGACCTGCGCCGCAAGCTGCTGAGGTATCTCTGATGCTGTACCCATACCAGTGCCTGGGAACCTTCATGGTGTCCTGTGGGCGACTTGAGTGGGCCGGCATCCTCGCCATCGTGGCGGTCATCCTTGTGGTCGTGCTTGTGAGGCAACGGTGATGGACATACGAGACTTTGGGCAGGCCCTGATCCAGACCGGCGACCTGGACCCGGTGTATGTGGCAATCCACGGGGCTGGCATCGAGGAGCCGCAGATGTGCCGGCTGCTGCTGGCCTACTGGTGCTTCTACCACCTTGGTTCGGCTGCATGGCTCAGCGAGCACAAGGGCGAGGAGTACTGGCACTGGATGAGTGTGGCTGCAGACAACCGTGTGAGCATTCCCTTGGGCCTGGGTGCCAGTGGCCGCTGGCCCCGGTCTGCCGAGCGCCGGCACTTCAGGGGTGGCAAGTGCGTGGAGGCAGTCAACCGCCTCAGCCACCAGTCTCCGGAGGACCGTGTCCGCCGGCTGGCCGACCTGGGCACCGAGCAGCTGGTCATGCGTGAGGTCCAGGGTTGGATGTTGTTTGGCCCCTGGATAGCCTTCAAGGTGGCCGACATGATGGAGCGCTGCTACGGTGCCTCCATCCAGTTCAGCCCGGGCACCATCCTGATGTACAGTGAGCCCCGAGCGGCACTCGGCATCCTGCGTGGTCGCGAGGCGGACCACGAGCAGCCGGATGCCTCAGAGGCGGAGCGTCGCATCTATGACCGGCTGCTGGGGTTCTTTGAGCGCTACTCCGCACCCCCATCCGAGGACCGCCGCTGCGGTCCGCAGGAACTTGAGACCATCCTGTGCAAGTGGAAGAGCATGGGCACAGGCCACTATCATGTCGGCAAGGACATCCATGAGGTGGGCGAGGGTCTGCGTGGGTGGGGTGAGACGGCGGACCGCCTCGCGGCTGCCATGCCCCCGCCCGTCATCAACGGGCACGCGCCATGAGCCTGATCGAATATGGGATGTTCGCCGGTCACTCAGGCCTCATGCTGCCCTGGAAGGTTGACTGTGACTTCCTGGCGGACAGCGACATGGAAGCCCTGGCCAAGATCATCTCGCACAAGTTCTTCTTCAGCCAGGTCTATGGCATACCCACGGGTGGCCTGCGCCTCGCTGCGGCGCTGATGCCCTACCGGAAGGAGGGCTACCCACCGCTGCTGGTGGATGATGTGCTGACCACGGGCGGTTCGATGATCGGAGCTCGGGAGCACCTGCGGCAAGCTGCTGGCGACCCGAAGCTTCAGGTCACCCGTGTTCACCGCCAGCACCTGGACGCAGGCCCTTGGAACGGGGGTGGGGTGATGACAATAGGTCCCATTGAGTCAGGGGTGCGTCCATTTCGACCCACCGGCAAGGGCGGTGGGTCAGAGAAGGGCAAGCCCCAGGGGGCATGGCCCATGTTTGCCAAGATGATGGGCGAGGCAGTTATACTCAGGGTCAAGGGCACCCGTGATGCCATGGTCAAGGACCGCAGCATGAGGGTGTCTGCCCAGCGCTTCCATGAGATGATGGAAGAGCTGTGTGAGGGCTTCTGGGAAGAGATGGCTGACATCTTGGGTGAACGAGCCAGCACCTATGAGCGACTGCTGCTCAATCGAGTGTACAAGGCCGCAGCGTACAATGGGTCATCGGCGAGAGGACCAGACCACGATCCCCTCACCCGAGCATCCCAGTCCAGTGAGCACTGGCTCAACAAGGTGCCGGTTGGGCATGAGCTGAGGGACATCCACGACCAGGTTAGCAGAAGCTTGGTCACCCGCATACCTGACTGGCGGCGCTACCTGGAGTATAAGTTCTCATGATCATAAACATCTGCGGCACCAGCGGATCGGGCAAGAGCACCGCAGTCCGCGCGGTCATGGACCTGGCGCCGGAACGCGAGGCCGTGCGCAGCAACGACGGCCGCAAGCAGCCGATAGGCTACACGTTCCACCTGCCGGATGTGCGGAAGCCGGTCTTCGTGCCCGGCCACTATGAGGCGGTGACGGGAGGCTGCGACACCATCAAGGACATCCCGCGCATCTTCCGCCTGGTCAAGGACTTCCACCTGATGGAGTTCCACGTGCTCTATGAGGGCCTGTTCGTCATGAACATGACGCGCGGACCCGAGATGGTGCGCGAGTTCCCGGGGTGTGTCGTGGTCTTCCGGCTCGACACCCACATCACCGAGTGCAAGCGTGGGGTCAATGCCCGGCGTGCTGAGCAGGGTGAGCCTCCACTGACCACCTGGAAGAACACCGAAGGCCACGTCATCCGAGCGCGGAACTACACCCAGAGGATGGACACGGCGGGTGCCCGCACCCATCTGGTCAGTCGGGACGAGGTGGTCAGCCGGGTGCTGGAGGTGATGAGGGTATGATCCGGGTCCTCTACATCTGTGACGAGTGCGGCATCAAGGATGCTGCGGTGGATGTGCGCGAGCGCGGTCCTCAGGAGGACATCCGTGACTGGATGACAACCCTGACCCACACGATTGGCCTGGACCACACCCAGCGGTCACCGCTCTGCCAGGCAACACACATCACCAAGGTCATGGTGCCCCTGGCGCCAGGCGAATCACGCATAGGCGACCCGACGCGACACTAGTTCGCTGGCCCTTTACTTCCCGACCAGACGGGTGGAGAGTAGACAGACAATGATACTGTCCTCACAGACAATCGAACGTGTGTGCCCACTGGCCCCGATACAGCCCAGGACACGCTACCGTGGCGTGACCTTTGGACTAGGGCCTGCGGGCTACGACATCCGCACGGACCATGACTTCCTGGTGTGGCCAGGTCGGGCTGTCCTGGCCGGCTCGGTGGAGTGGTTCCAGATGCCCAACGACCTGCTGGGCGTGGTCCACGACAAGTCCACCTGGGCCAGGGTCTTCCTGCTGGTCCAGAACACTGTCATCGAGCCGGGCTGGTGCGGGCACCTCACCCTCGAACTCACCAAGTCCAGCTTCTGGCGCAGGCCACGGCGCAACTGGGTCGAGAAGTGGCTGCTGTGGTGGTGGCCAGTCTTCTGGGTGCATGGTGGTACGGGGATCGCCCAGGTCATCTTCCACCGGCTCGATGAGGCCACTGCGCAGCCCTATGAGGGCAAGTACCAGGAGCAGGGCGCGGGTCCGCAGCCGGCGAGGTTCGAGCAGGACCATGTCGCCGAGCGGGCGAGCGTCCTGTTCCCGGAGCGGGTGCCCCAGTGCGGAAACCCCCAGGGTTGTCCGATGTCATCAAAGTGTGTCGAGGCGGCCACATGCCTCCTCACCTACAGAGCAGGAGCGCGAGGGTGATCATAAACATCCGGGGCACCTCAGGTGCCGGCAAGTCACACCTCGTCCGGTCGGTCATGGCGCGCTACCTCAACCGGAAAGCCGTCACGGTTGAGCGACGGCGCCAGCCACTGTTCTACCGCCTGAGCGACCCCTCTTCCCCCCGGCCACTCATGGTCCTGGGACACTATGAGACCGCATGCGGCGGCTGCGACACGATCAAGACGGTTGACGAGGTCTACCGCCTGGTGCGCCAGGGGATCGGGGAGGCCCACAACGTCCTGTTCGAGGGCATCATGGTCCAGGACGACGTGACCCGGATGGTTGAGCTGGCGAACTCGGGTGTGGACACTGTGCGCGTGATCTTCCTGACCACGCCGGTCGAGGAGTGCCTCCGGGCAGTGCAGGAGCGCCGCGACGCACGGGGCGACACCCGTCCATTCAACCCGGCGAACACAGAGGGACGGGCACGGACGCTGCGGAGGACCCACCAGCGGCTCCTGGAGGGTGCGGTCACCCTGTTGGACCTGGACCGCGAGGGTGCCCTGCAGGCTGCCCGCACCCTTCTGGGGTGCTGACGTGGACTGGGAGAACGTGGTCCGCCGGCTCCAGGCTGTGCTCCACAACCCACCGGATGGCTTGGTGGCCGAGCTGGTGCTGTGCCGGAACAACATCGAGAAGCTGCGGGTGGTCGGTGCCCATCTCGACAAGATCATCAGGGAAGAGGGTGGCCTGTGAGCAAGCCCCTCCTGATCGGCATGAACAACCCGATAAGCAGCAGGCCGGAATATGTGCTCTGGCCTGACCCACCGAACTGCACGGGCTGGCGGCTCTGGAAGATGCTCCACGACCGCTGCGGCGCGACGAAGCACGACTACATCCGGGCCTTTGACCGCATGAACCTGGTCACGGGCAAGCAGTGGAGCGCTGCCGAGGGGCGGCGTGAGGCCCAGAGGCTGCGGCCCATGCTCCGGGGCAGAGTGGTGGTGCTCCTCGGGCAGGACGTAAGATCTAGCTTTGGGGTGCCGAAATTGCTCATACACCCACAGGAGGTGGACGGAGTGGTGTGGAGACAGCTGCCCCACCCGAGCGGCATGAACCTGTGGTACAACGACCCGACGAACGTGTCCATGGCCGGCATGCTGCTGGCCGAACTCTTTGAGGGAGCGAAGGCATGCACGTGATCGACGTGAGGAACGTCTGCCAGGGCCTGTCCGATGGTCTCAGACATCTGGTGGATGTCGGCAGGTGGGAGGACAGCCGGGCAGGCCGGGTCATCGTGGCACCCACCCCAGTGTCCACGGTCTACCACAACCCGGTGGAGCGGGTGCTGACCAGTCACGTGAGGGACGCCAACCCGTTCTTCCACCTGGGCGAGGCCCTGTGGATGCTGGCCGGCCAGAACGATGCGAGGGTGCTGGACCGCTTCGTCCATGACTACAGCCGGCGGTTCGCCGAGCCGGACGGGGTCCAGCACGGGGCCTATGGGTTCCGCTGGCGCCAGCACTTCGACATGGATGGTGGTGGCGAGGCCCCAGTGGACCAGCTGGAGAGCATCGCTACCACTCTGCGTGGCGACCCGACCAGCCGCCAGTGCGTCCTGGCGATGTGGGACCCGATGTCTGACCTGGGGCGCAAGGGCCTGCGCGACATCCCCTGCAACACCCACGCCTACTTCCGGGTGCAGCCGACCGGCTGCCTGGACATCACCGTGTGCTGCCGGTCCAACGACATCATCTGGGGTTGCTATGGGGCCAACGCGGTCCACTTCAGCATCCTCCACGAGTACATGGCCGCCAAGATCAGAGTACCGGTCGGCACCTACACCCAGGTCAGCAACAACTTCCACGCTTATGAGGACACCCTGTCGAAGCTGCTGGGCCGGGCATCTGGTGCGCAGGCCGGCAGCAGGGTGGACTACACCCACCTCTCGAAGGTGCTGTGGGACGACCGCTATGGTCAGTTTGTGAGTGAGCATGTCCCACTCGTTGACGACATGGACCTGTTCGACATGGAGGTGCGGGACATCCTGGCCCTCAGCCGGAAGGGCCTGGAGGATGGACCCAGGTTCTTCAACCTCTTCCTGGAACGCACCGCGAGGCCCATGCTCCTTGCCCACATGATCTGGAAGACCGACCGCAACACCGTTGGTGCCCGCCAGGTAGCCCAGCGCATCATGGCTGCCGACTGGCGCCGGGCCTGCTGCGAGTGGCTGGAGCGCCGGGCATGAGCCTCATCATGGTGATGCGTGACGGCAGCTACGTGGTGGATGGTCGGACCTACACCCAGAGGGCCCAGGCGGAGGCTGCGGTGCGGGAGTCACTTGAGGAGTGCCTGCGCCTCCAGTGGACCCAAGCGCCGATGGACCAGACCCGGGCCATGGCCACCCGGGGTTGGGAGCGAGTGCAGAAGGCCCACCGGGGCATCCTGTGGGTCTTCCGCCGATGCCTGTGCCTGGAGGACATGTGACATGCCTATGCACGATCCGAGGCGCGCGGGCCGGGTCCAACGCTACCACACCTGGCCGCACATCAAGGAGCAGTCTGTCGCCGAGCACAGCTGGCAGGTGGCACGGCTCATGCGCGTCATCTGGCCGAGCGCGCCCACCGAGGTGATGGACTACTGCCTGTTCCACGACATCGGTGAGGTGGTCGCGGGTGACCCACCCTACCCCAGCAAGGTCATGAACCCAGCCTTCGGGACCGAGCACGCCAAGGTCGAGGAGGCCGCTGTCCTCAAGATGACCCTGCCCTGGGGCATGCCTCCCCCGGTGCTGCGCCTCAGGGACCCGGTCCAGCAGGCGATCTTCAAGCTGGTTCACTTCATTGAGATGGCCGAGTGGGCCATGGATGAGATCACCCTGGGCAACCAGAATGCGAGGCTGGTTCTGGAGCGCTGCCGCCAGCAGTCCCACCGCTACCTCGAACGCGACCCCACCATCCCAGGCACCAGCGAGGTGCCCGAGGACGTGATACACCGAGCTTGGGCATACATCAGGAAGAGGGACAAGGCACATGACGCAGTCAATCGGACCCCGGAGTGAGTTCAGCGACCAGCTGGATGCGATGAAGTACCGGGGACCCGGCGAGGACTTCCGGGAGAAGGTCAACCGCATCAGCTTCGGCCTGAAGGACAGTGACGACCACTACCACCAGGTGCGCAGCATCCTGCTGCCCCAGCGCTTCCTGCCCGGTGGCCGCATCCAGAGCGCCATTGGCGCCCTGCGGCAGGTCACTCCCTACAACTGCTTTGTGAGCGCAACCATCGCTGACAGCTTCGTGGATGGGCCGCACTCGATCATGGAGTGTGCCCACGAGGCGGCTGCCACCATGCGCATGGGCGGGGGGATTGGCTATGACTTCTCCACCCTGCGGCCGCGCCACGACCTGATCAAGCGGCTCCAGAGCAGCAGCAGCGGGCCGGTGAGCTTCATGCGGGTGTTCAATGAGGTGTGTCTGTGCACCTCATCGAGCGGCCACCGGCGTGGTGCCCAGATGGCGGTCATGCGGGTGGACCACCCCGACATCGAGGAGTACGTGCGGGTCAAGCACAACGAGGACAACCTGCGCGGCTTCAACATGTCCGTCGCGGTGACGGATGAGTTCATGCAGGCCGTGGTCGATGGTCAGCCGTTCGACCTGCGCTTCGGCGGCAAGGTCTACACCACCGTTGACGCGAGGGCGCTGTGGGAGATGATCATGCGCTCCACCCACGACTGGGCGGAGCCGGGCATCATCTTCATCGACCGCATCAACCGTGCAAACAACCTGTGGTACTGTGAGCAGATCGCGGCGACGAACCCCTGCGCCGAGCAGCCGCTGCCCCCGTATGGGGCCTGCCTCCTCGGTTCCTTCTGCCTTCCTAAGTACCTGGTGCCAGCGCCGGGGCCTCGTGACCTGAGTGCCCGCTGGGCCATCAACCTGGACCAGCTGCGGGCGGACATCCCACCCATCGTCCGCGCCATGGATAACGTGGTGGACCGTGCCCTGTACCCCCTGCCCCAGCAGAAGGCGGAGGCAGTGACGAAGCGCCGCATGGGCCTCGGGGTGGCGGGCCTCGCGAACTGCTTGGAGGCGACCGGGCGACCCTATGGCGAGGCCCTGTTCCTGGAGGCCCAGGACGAGGTCATGCAGACCATCCGTGACGAGTGCTACCGGGCGAGCGCGCTGCTGGCCAAGGAGAAGGGTGCCTTCCCACTCTTCGACCGCGACAAGTACCTGAGAGGCGAGTTCGTCCAGACCCTGCCGGAGGACATCCGCGAGCTGATCTTCGAGCACGGCATCCGCAACTCTCACCTCACGAGCACGGCACCGACCGGCACGATCAGCATGACGGCGGACTGCGTGAGCTCCGCCATCGAGCCGGTCTTCGCCTACACGGCAGACCGCGACATCAACACGCCAGACGGCAAGGTGACGATGCGGGTGGAGGACTACGGTGCGGCTGTCCTGGGCGTCAGGGGCAAGCTGGCTGCTGACGTCACCGTGGAGGAGCACCTGGCGGTGCTGGCCCACCAGCAGCGCTGGACCGACAGCGCGGTCAGCAAGACCGTGGTGATGGACAGCTCCAAGATGAGCTGGGACGAGTTCAAGGAGGTCTACATGACCGCCTGGAAGACCGGGTGCAAGAGCTGCAGCACGTTCAACGTGAGCGGCGAGCGCCGGGGCGTCATGGTGGCGTCTGAGGACGAGGGTGCCATGTGCGTCCTCGACCAGCAGACCGGCCAGATGGAGTGCGCCTAGACTGCGACAGCAGCACGTGACGTGAGGCCCGGTGACCTCTGGGCCTTCACTGAACACAGGACCATGGCAGAGGTGATGCGAGATGAGCAGCGACCTGTACCGGCACCACGACTACCTCCAGGCGGTGGCCGACGAAGACGTGAGGTTCGTCCTGGAGAAGGACCGCAGCTATGGAGCGAGCTGGAAGCTGGCCGGCGGCAGGTCGGCATGGTTCATGCTGCGCCGCAAGATGGACCGCATGATCACGATGCTGAGCAGGCCCGCATCTGACCTGCAGGAAGCGGTCCACAACTTCGCTCCCAGCGAGGTCGCAGGAGTTCGTGAGTTCCGCCTGAGCGAGGCCACCATGGCCTGGATCAGGGGTGCCCTGGTGTCGGAGGACATCTTCGCCAAGATCGCCGAGAAGCCCGGGGGTGAGGACGGGTCGGTACTCGCTGAGGTGCGCGACCTGCGGCGCTACCTGCTGCTGGTCGAGGCTGAGATGATCGCAGCGGGGAAGGTGGTCAATCCGAAGATCGTGATCAAGAACCCGGACGACCCCCGGCAGTTCATCACCACCGAGCGCCTGGTCCCACGTCACCAGACCGGCGACTGGGAGCCTGGCGCCGAGCCAGGGCACGACGGCACCGACCGGGCCTGAATCATGGCCGGCGGACTGGTGAATGCGAGGTACAGGCCGCAGAAGGACCCACACGTGGGGGGTGAGCAGCTGCCCCTCATCACCCCACCGTCTGAGTGGGTGGCACCGACCAGCCTGCCCGACCTGCGCCGGGTGCCCACAGTGGCCATCGACACCGAGGGCAAGGACGATGGACTGGGTGCGGGCACCGGCTCTAGCTGGCCATTCGGTGGGGGCTTCCTGTGCGGGGTCTCAGTGGCGTGGCCGGGTGGATCGTTCTATGCCCCGGTGCGGCACCCCGACACCGAATGCATGGACCCGGATGTGGTTGCCCAGTGGGTGAGTGACCACGCCAAGGCCGGCGTTCGGTTCGTCACGCACCACGGCTCGCACGACTGGGGCTGGATGGGTACTGAGTGGGGTATCCCGGTGCCCGAGCACATTGATGACACCGAGGGCATGGCAGCCCTGGTGGATGAGAACCGGCTCAGCTACCGGCTCGATGACCTGTGCCGGTGGCGCGGCATCCCGGGCAAGGATGAGGACAAGCTGCGTGAGGCGGCTGCGGCCTATGGCTTCAGCAATGTCAAGGCCAATATGCACAAGATGCCAGCCAGGTACATCGGACCCTATGCCGAGCAGGACGCAGTGTCCACCCTGGCCCTGAGGGACGACCTGGCGGAGGAGGTTGAGCGGCAGGAGCTCGGTCCAGCATACCAGCTGGAGATGGATATCATGCCGATGGTCCTCCAGATGCGCCGCGACGGCATCCGGGTGGACGTGGACGGAGCGATCCAGGCAAAGGCGAACCTCCGCCAGCGGAGGGACGAGGTCCTCGCCGAGCTGGCCCGGCGGCTGGGTGTTCCGAACGTCACGATAGAGCAGTGCCGCTCGCCACGGGTGCTGGTGGAGTGGCACCTGGACCAGGGTGTGTTCACCCGTGAGACGATGCCCATGACGGCACCGACCCGGGGCCACCCGGATGGCCAGCCGTCGTTCCAGGCCTCGTGGATGCGGCGGCACTCCCACTGGCTTCCATCCATGGTGGCCAAGGCCGAGCAGCTGGAGGAGGCTGCCCAGAAGTTCATCCAGGGCTTCATCCTGGACTACACCACCCACCGAGGCCGCATCCACGCCGGCATCAACCAGTTCCGTGGCGAGGAGGGTGGCACTCGCTCGCACAGGTTCAGCTACTCTGACCCCCCGCTCCAGCAGATGCCCGCCCGCGACGGTGAGCTGGCGGAGATCATCCGGGGTCTGTTCCTGCCTGAGCCCGGCCAGGTCTGGGGTGCCTGTGACTACAGCCAGCAGGAGTACAGGCTCATCGTTCACTTCGCCTACCTACTCAAGTGTGGGCGGGCAGAGGAGGCGGTGCGGCTGTACATCGACAACCCCGACACTGACTTCCACATCCTGGTGAGCGAGTGGACCAGCCTGGAGCGCAAGCCGGCGAAGGACACCAACTTCGCGAAGGCCTTCGGGGCGGGCATCCCCAAGTTCGCTCAGATGATCGGGCAGTCGGTCGAGCGAGCGGCTGAGATATATGCGCAGTATGACCGTGAGCTGCCGTTCGTCAAGGAGGCGGCGAAGGTGTGCCAGAACGTGGCAGAGAAGCGGGGGTACATACGCCTGCTGGACGGTGCCCGGTCGCACTTCGACTTCTGGGAGCCGGCCTGGCGCGAGCGCGACGAATCCTATGTCACACCACGACCCCTGGCGAGCGCTCAGGAACACTGGGGCAAGGAGCGCCGGCTGAAGCGGGCCTGGGGGCACAAGGCGATGAACCGGCTGATCCAGGGGTCCGCCGCCCGGCAGACCAAGCTGGCAATGCGGGCCTGCTGGCGCGAGGGTCTGGTGCCCCGCATCCAGATGCACGATGAGCTGGGGTTCAGCTTCCAGAGCCTGGGCGAGGCCCGGCGAGCCTCTGAGCTGATGCGTGATGTGGTCCAGCTGTCTGTGCCGATGAAGGTGGACTGTGAGTTGGGGTCAACCTGGGGTGTGGCCACCCGCAAGATCGACGGTGACAAGACGGCCAAGGTGCCGTATGGGCCGGTGACGGACGCACAGTTCGAGGAGATCAGGGCGGGCCTCGCGGTGACCGAGGTCCGAGTGTCCGAGCCGGCGGCCATGCCTGAGGAGAAGCGCCGGGCGGATGCACGTGGGTTCAACAAGACGATGCGTGACCGGAAGAAGAAGTCACCGGCCTGAGTATTCATCAAGTGCTCGCTCAAGTAGACTGGGTGCGGGGGACCGAGGGCCTCAAGTGATGGGCATCGAGCACTTGAGGATTGGGCCACTCCTCTCACCAGTGCTTCCCATTACTTGAGGGTCATTACTGAATAACCCCAAGTATTACAGGGAACCAACTTCACCTGCAGGATAGTGCATCATCTGATGGAACTTTGCTCCTCCGGCACCGGAGGCACTCTTTGAGCCAAGGCCTCGGATCGCAGGTCGAAGGGTGGCACCGCAGGGTGGCCCGTGTCGTGGGTGCCATGAGCCTCGCCATCGTCAAGCGGCACGTCACCCGGCGCCATCTGGTGGAGTGGTCCGCCGAGCTCCGGCGTGTCGCCGAGCAGCTGGAGCGGGCCTCCTTCGCGGGAGATAGCTCGCGGGAGGACGACGCTGGTGATGGATAAAAATCAAACTGATTGGGTGAGGAAACCTCAACTTCGAGGTTGACCTTCATCAACCACCCGGGTATGGTCCGCTTCGTTGAACCGGCCTGGAACCGGAGCGCTGGCGGAATTCACCGCAAAGCTAAAACCCCCACCCGCCACGAAGTGGCCCCCCGTACTAACGGGCTGCGGATAACGGGTTATGCGAGCGCCAGGCCGCCACCCTCCAAAAGTGGGGCCACGGGTCACACCCCGTCTACCGCGCAACCGGGTCGATCCCGGCGCAGCCCGGCCCAGCCGGGGATGACAACTGAGATATAAGACGACAGGCCCGCCACCCGGCGGGCCTCGTTGTCTTGCCCGAGCGCCGGCCACCGGCGCTGCGGCAAGCCAACCAAGGAGAGCACCGTGAGAACCAAGCGGATCGAAACCACCGACCTGGTCAAGACAGACCAGGAACTGCGGTCTGAGGGCTACGTTGTGTCCTTCTATGATGGACGCAGCCGGATGTACACCCATCGGGACCAGAACAAGCCGAACATCACCGTGATCGAGGTGAAGCAATGAAGTGGGCAATCGAAGGTCAGCGCGGACAGCAGTCAGCGCTCACCCAGACGCTGACCAAGGTCAGCCGCGACTATGACGACCAGGCCGAAGCGGCGAAGGCCTTCTGGGCCCTGGTTGATATGAGACCCGGGGTGCCGACCTGGTGCCTCAGCGAAGCGCACCCAGCGTGGAGGAAGTGATGAAGGTTCTTGGACACGAGTTCCACGAGATGACCCGGCAGGACTGGTACGCCTTCGCGGGCGCAGAGCCGGGCACCCTGATCTGCCACCTGGACGACGGTGTGACGGTGCTGCTCTTCGACCCAAGCAGCCACCAGCTCCACGAGATGCGGTTCGATGCCGAGGGTCACATGGCCGAGTGGACCTGGGCCCGCGAGGAGGTCAACATCGAACCCGACTACAAGGAGGCGAGCGATGAACCCAATTGACAAGCTGATCGAGGCGGACCGGGTGCGCGAGCGCACGGATGCCGACCTGGCTGCGGTTGAGCACCCAGGCTTCTTCACCCGACTGCAGGAGCGGAACAATGAGCATCACGATCCTGTCGAGTGACGGCAAGCGCCGCGCGGTGGTCACCGAAGACCGACACGGGGTCCAGGTGGACTACTTCAGGAGCCGGCTGGTGAACGGGCACGACCCGCTCAGCAGCGCATGGCAGTGGGTGCGATCCACCCTGATGGAACTGCCCTTCCACACCGCACTCGATGCGGTCCACGACATCATTGAGGAGTGCTGACGATGACCCACGACGTGAAGCTGGTCCGGCAGGTCCACCGCGAGGAGCGGTCAGGCTTCCTGATCATTGCGACCCTGACCCGCTTCGGTGGGCTGGCGGTCTTCGTCCACCTCCACGACATGAGCATGGGCTGGCAGGGTGACAACATCCTCGAAGCCCGCGACTGGGTGGACGTGTTCGTGGACTGCCACCAGGAGGATGCGGCATGAGCTACTACCTCACCACCGAGAATGAGTGGGGGCATCGGTTCCTCTTCCGGTGCTACTCCACCAGCTGTGGGTTCGTCAGCGTGTTCGTTCGCACACTGTCGAACAGAGAGCACGATGACGACTGACTGAGTTCTGACGTCTGGGCCGGCACGCCGGTCCAGCGGTCAGCACTGAGCTGAGAACGGAGGATGACATGAAGGTAAGTGAGCTGATCGAAGAGCTGGGCCTGATGGACCCGGATGCTGAGGTCCACTTCAGCTACAACTACGGTGACCACTGGCACACGACCGTGGCCCCCAAGGTAGAGCAGGTTGAGGTGCAGCAGGTGGTCTGGAGTGCGTACCACCGCATGCCCAAGGTCACGGACCCTGAGGATGGTGACCGCGACGAACGGCAGACCGCCGTTGTGCTGAGCTGAGGAGGCCCAGATGGGAGCACTGACGGAACTGGCCGAGCGGATCGACGGCCACCTCATGACCGACCCCGGCGAGGTGCGGCAGTATGCCCTCGCCGGGCACGCCACCCTGACGCTGCGCAGCCAGCGCACCGGCTCACACTACACCTACCGGGTGGACCGGGCCACCGACGACGCGGGTGAGCCGCAGGACCGCTGGTTCGTCAAGGTGCTGACCGATGGAGACCAGTACACCTACATGGGTGTGATGGATGGTGACCTGTTCCCCCGATTCCGCCTCACGAAGTCCAGCCGGCTGACCGCCTCCAGCTTCGCGGTGCGGGCCTGGACCTACTTCTGGGAACACCTGGAGGGCGGTGAGCTGGCCCCTTGCCTGGAGGTCAGGCACCACAACCACTGCGGCCGATGTGGCCGCGAGCTGACCCACCCGGAGAGCATTGACCGGGGGATCGGACCCGACTGCTGGGAGATGATGCATGGCTGAGTACCGCGCAGACCAGTTCACCCTCACCTCTGAGGGATGGTACGTTGCCGAGGCCAGTGACCTGGGCATCTGTGCCGTGGAGTTCCCGCCGGATGAGGTGGTGGTGCGTGCCGCCAGCGGCGCTGAGCACCACTTCACCTACAGCCACGTGGAGATGGACGCCAGTGGCGAGGATGTGGCTGGCTGGCGTTACAGGAGCGAGGCCCGCAACATCATCGCAGGCCTGCTGATCATCAACGACTAGGTGAGCGGTGCCGTCTGCCCATCCGTGAGGTGGGCAGTGGGCAGCACTCACGCTGCAGGAGAGTGACATGAACCAGAAGCGCAGGAAGGACATCGCGGCCCAGCAGAAGGCGCTGGGCGAGGCCAAGGCCGCCATCGAGGCCATCCGGGACGGTGAGCTGGAGGGCGAGGCCCTGAAGGCTGCCGTGGACGAACTCGGTGACGCGGGCCTCGACAACATCGCCAGCGAGGTGGACAGCCTCAAGGACGAGGAGCAGGAATACTACGACAACATGCCCGAAGCGCTCCAGGGCAGCGAACGCGGCGAGAACGCTCAGCAGGCTGCGGACAACCTGGAAACGGCTGCCGAGAAGATCGGCGAGGCCCGCGATGCCCTCAACGACATCGACCCCCTGGCCGATGGCTTCGAGGACACCATCGGCGAGGTGCTGGACGCCATTGACGAGGCGGACAGCGCCATGGACGATGCTGCTGCCTGACTGACCTGCCCCGTGGACGGTGGCCTGTGCCGCCGTCCACTTTGCTTGGAGGAGTGAACCATGGCTGACGCACCTGACACGATACTGGCGAGGATACAGAAGCTGCTGAACCTGGCGGACAGCCCGAACGAGAACGAAGCATCAGTGGCAGCGGCCAAGGCCCAGGAGCTGATGGACGAGTGGAACCTGACCACGGCTGAGGTCGAACGGAACAGCGGCCAGGACGGCAAGCGCGAGGATGCGCGGGTGCGTGGCGGCTTCTACAAGTGGCAGCGCCAGCTCTGGCGCTCAGTGGCCGAGCTGCACTTCTGCATGTACTGGACCCAGGACGTCACCGAGTGGAAGACGGTCGCAGACCGCGACTGGGGTGGCACCCGTGAGAAGCGCCTCAAGCAGAAGCGACACCGGCTGGTCGGCAGGGTGGTCAACACGACCGCCACCCAGCACATGGCCTTCTACCTGGAGGAGGCTGTCGAGCGGGCGATGGTTGAGGCCATCTCAGGCCTCCAGGAGTGGAACAACAACCTGCGGTACTCGAACTGGGCGATGTCCTTCCGGGCTGGCATGGCCGACAGGCTGGTCGAACGCCTGGCCGAGCGCCGGCAGCAGAAGCTTGCCGAGGCCCGGCAGGTGGACACGACCGGCGCATCCACGTCGCGCGCCCTGACCATCGCCGATGTCCAGCAGCTGGAGGAGGATGCCAACAACGACTTCCTCTATGGCGAGGGATGGAGTGCCGAGCAGCGTGCCCAGAGAGCCAGGTTCGCTGAGCAACGCCGGCTGGAGCGCGAGGCCCACACACGCTGGGCTTCCGAGCACCCTGAGGAGGCTGCCGAGCAGGAGCGTCAGCGCAAGGAGGCGGACGAGCGGTGGTGGAAGACGAACGGCTGGCGCTACAACCGTGGCGGTGGCCGCCGCAGTGACGACAGCATCGACCGCTCCGCCTACCGGGCGGGCAGCGACGTGGGCAGCCGCATCAGCCTGGATGGCCAGGTCGGCGGCGGCCAGGCAGTGAGGAGGATTGGACGGTGACATATCGCATCCAGCTCGGCTTCGCACCGGGGGACTGGGAGACGGTGTCTGAGTGGCCAACCAGGCAGCGTGCCCTGGAGGTGGCGCGCGACCTGCCCCCCGTCAAGATCGCACGCTACAAGTTCCCACTGCCCGTCAGGGTGAAGAAGTTTCCAGACCGGTGCAGCACCGAACCCCGGCGGCAGATCGCCGCACGGGCGGTGGTGCTGCCGCCGGTGCTCAGGAAGAGGAGTCAGGTCAGGTGAGCAACGAAGGCACACTGATCCGCTACAGCGACAAGAAGCTGTCGGCGGGAACCCTGGAGCTGGTGCGTGTCGCCGGCTCCATCATGGCCGAGTACCGGCAGCAGAACCTGGTGCTCACGCTGCGCCAGCTGTACTACCAGTTCGTGCAGCGCAAGGTGCTACCGAACACGATGAGCAGCTACAACCGCATCGGCAACGCGGTGAGCGACGGCCGCATGGCGGGCCTGCTGCCCTGGGACGGCATCGAGGACCGCACCCGCAACCTGATGGGCCTGCGGACCTACCGTCACCCGGGGGAGGCCATCCGCGAGGCCAAGGCGGGATACCGTCGCGACCTGTGGGAGGGTCAGCCGATGCGGCCTGAGGTCTGGATCGAGAAGGAGGCCCTGTCGGGTGTGATCGCCGGCATCTGCAACGAGCTGAGGGTGGACTTCTTCTCGTGCCGGGGCTACAACTCACAGAGCGAGCAGTGGCGAGCCGGCCAGCGCTTCGCTGGGTACTACCAGCGGGGCCAGCGGCCCATTGTGCTCCACCTCGGTGACCACGACCCGAGCGGCCTGGACATGACCCGCGACAACCGCGAGCGGCTGCAGGTCTTCTGCGGCGTGCCCGTGGCCGTCCAGCGGCTGGCCCTCAACAAGGACCAGGTGGAACAGCACAACCTGCCGCCCGACCCGGCCAAGCACAGCGACAGCCGGTTCCAGGCCTACCAGGAGGAGTTCGGCGACGAATCGTGGGAGCTCGATGCCCTGGACCCGCGCACCATCCGCGAGCTGATCAGCACAGCAGTGGGTCGGCTGCGGGACCCAGACGCCTGGAACAAGGCCCTGGCCCGCGAGGCTGAGGACCTCGATACCTTCGACAACATGCTTGAAGAGATGGGGATGTGAGTCATGATGAGGATCGCTGCGGCCCTGTGCTTGCTGGCACTGCCAGCCCTGGCACAGGCACCATGCAAGAGCTACTATCCAGTGGGGGAGGTGGTGCCCGCTGGCTGCGTCCAGAGCTACAACCGTTGGGGCACAGGTGCGGTGGTCGCACCGACCCCGGGCAACCCACCCGTGACCTCCACCATCGAGGACGCCGCGAGGGCAGTGGGCCTTGGGCGCTTGCCTTCCCAACTGGGGCAACGGAGGATAGGACAGTGAGCAACATCATGAGCATCGCGGTGGTGGACACCCGCCCGGCCTGCGCCGGTGCGACAACCCTCGAAGAGCGGGTCAAGAAGGCCTTCACCCACGTCCAGACCCTCTGGGCGACGGGCGACGAGAACACGCGCTACCTCGCGGCGGTTGAGGCCGCGAGGGCGGAGACCACGGACCCGGTTGAGCTGGCCCTGCTCGAACGGTCCAGCCGCCTGTCCATGGCCGTCATGCGTGCCCTAGCTGGTGACAAAGTCCACCTGGAGGACGACCTGACCGACCCTGACAACAAGCCCTTGCCCCTGCTGGGGTGGTGGATCGAAGCGAAGAAGCAAGGCTGAGTGCCCTGCCCTCTGCCCTCGCGCGCACAGCGAGGGCAGGTGGCAGCACACCCGCTGCATTGGAGGAACTGAGATGAAGATCGGACGCACACTGACCGACCTGGCCAAGGAGATTGAGCGCCAGCGTGACCTCAAGCATGACTACCTCGCCGACACCCGGAACATCGTCATGGAGCAGGACGGGCGGCACCTCACCGTGCGCGGCCTGCCCGTGGACCTGCAGACCACCGGCGTGATCCACGGGCAGCTCAGCGAGTACACCAAGGTGCCGAAGGCCTACTATGATCGGATGGCCGCCGAAGCACCCGACCTGCTGGCCTCCAACATCAACACCTGGCTCCACAAGAAGGCGGACACCAGGATGATCCGGACCTTCAACGACGGCACTGCCGGCACCGCACGGGCCTTCCTGTCCAACGCCTTCCGGGCACTGGACAACGACCAGCTCATGGAGGCGGCGCTCCCACCGCTGCTGCGGCTGGGCGTGGAGGTGCTGAGCTGCGAGGTGACGGAGACCAAGCTGTACCTCAAGGTGGTGGACAGCCGCATCAAGCGCGACCTTCCCACCGGGGTCAGCCTGGGTGAGGGCCACCACCGCTTCGACACCGTGTCCCCCGCCCTGGTGCTGTCAAACAGCGAGGTGGGCTATGGCGCCCTGGCGGTCCACACAAGCATCTACACCGGGGGGTGCACCAACCTGCTCGTGATCAGCGAGCGTTCGAAGCGCACCATGCACCTGGGCGGGCGCGAGCAGGTCGGTGAGGACACCTATCGGCTGCTGACTGACAACACCCGCAGGCTGACCGATGCGGCCCTGTGGGCCCAGATCGGTGACGTGGTTCAGGGTGCCTTCCAGGAGGCCCAGTTCGAGGCCACGGTGGACAAGATCGCCGCGACCGCGAAGAACCAGATCACTGGCGACCCGGTGCAGGTGGTGGAGGTCACGGCCAAGAAGTTCGACATGACCGACACTGAGCGCGGCAGCATCCTGCACCACCTGGTGCGTGGGGGCGACCTGACCCAGTACGGTCTGATGAACGCGATCACCCGGACGGCGGAAGACCTCGACAACTATGACCGGGCCTCGCAGTTCGAGCAGTTCGGTGGCCGGTTGATCGAGCTCCCGAAGACCGAGTGGGAGGTCCTGGCCAAGGCAGCCTGAGCCTCAGAAAACTGACCTGCTCCGGTGTCGCAGGAGCCACGGGTTCAGGGTCCAGCTGTAGGGTAGTACAGCTGGACCCTCCCGAGCGCGGACGGCGGCACCGGACCTGGAGGAGTGAGCCAACATGGTGACGATCACAGCACAGAAGGACGGCGTGGTGAAGTACGTGGCCGAGTTCCACAGCACTGACGACGCTGCCAGGGGTCTTGACCGCGTCATGACCCAGTACGAGGACTGCGAGGTGAGGCTGGCCAAGGATGACCACACACTCATCTCCATGGCACCGGTGCGGCATCATGAGTGAGTGGTCGGTGCTCCTGCGATACCCCACCTGGTTGACCGAGCAGATGGAACTTGACCTCGATGCGGCGGGTCAGTGCTACTGGGCCAACTGCATAGAGGCTCCTGACATGAGGTCAGCCATAGCTGCCGCACGGCGGGAAGCAACCATGGCACAGCCCAACGAGCACCGCAGGGGCCTCACGACGGACAGCTGGGCCGTGCTCCTGGTCCTGCGGGGCCACCACAAGGCGGAGTTGATGAGATGAACCAGACTGCCCTGCACATCATCCTGGATTCGTTCTACCTCGCGGGTGCCCTCGGCACCTACCGGGGCCTGCGCGACTACCAGCCCCGGTGCCCCAACGCGGACCACTTCTGGGACCGCGTCATGTGCGGGTCGGCGGTGCCGTTCTGGCCCCTGGTCCTCTTCGGCACCATCGTGGCCCAGGTGGTCCGCCGGGGCAAGCGCGAGGCCAAGGAGGCCATCCATGGCGACGGTCCATGAGCTGACCGAACTGTTCAACCAGCTGGCGGCTGAGGCCCATGACAAGGGCGTGGCTGCCTGGGCCCGCCACCACCGGTCGGACTTCTCCAGCCGAGCGGTGGCGGATGCCCAGCTGGAGAAGCTGAGGAAGGAACTGAGTGGTGCCACACCGGTCCACCGCCACGAGCCGGTGGGACGGTCAAGGAACTTCACCACAAGGACCACGACCCAGAGCGGAGAGGTGATCCGGCACCTGAGCATGGCCAGGGACTGGGTCAGGGCAGTAGAACTGGCCATGTGGAGCATGAGGTCGGACCACCCCGAAGAATTGGGGAAGCTGCCGGCCAAGGTTGTTGTGACGGAAGAGTGAGACGACGCATGCCTAACTTCCCATGGACCAGGGGCTTTACTATGCTTCTGGCCGACCCTATTATCAGCAAGGAGGATGACTACATGACGACCGACCTGACGACCCTTGGGGCACCCCAGTTGGTGAGCGAGTACAACCGCATGGTTGGCCTGGCAGGCCAGATGGGTCTGGAGGGGTTCACCCCCGTCAAGCGCTTCAAGGACCGGGAGACGGCTCTGCGCCGCTGCCGGAACCTCGCAAACAAGCTGGAGGAACAAGTGGAACCGAACACCGAGCCTGCGACCCACCCGGCGGGTGCGAAGCCGGCGGACGACAAGAAGGCGGCGGCAGCGCCGAAGGACAAGACGGCGGCAGCACCGAAAGCGGCGGACCCGAACAAGCCGCCGACGATCCATGCCCTGACCGAGGCGTTCAATGAGCTGGTGCCCGAAGCGATCAAGGCCGGCGTGACCGGTGCCTGGGTCAAGCACCACACCTCGGACTTCGCCAGCCGCGACGGCGCGCTGAAGATGACCGACAAGCTCAAGGAGGCCATCGCCGAGGCCAAGAAGCCCAAGCCGGCGGCGGACGCCAAGAAGGCCGCAGCCGACTGATGCGCCATCATCGACCCTGGCCCATGGGTCCGGCCCATGCCAGCTACGCGAGATGAGAGACAGATGGGACGGCACCCCCACCCTAAGACGCAGGGGTGGGGGTTGTCCAGACTGACCCAGCTGAGTCCCCACCAAGGTGGTGAGTCACATGTGCCAGTTGTTCAAGAGGAAGACCACCGCAGCAGCACCCTCGATGGGTGCCTGTGAGCTGTGGCGACGGCTGCTCAAGCACAGCCGCAGGCGTCATCCCAGCCGAAGCTGTAGGAGCCGGCGGTGAGCCTCCAGTCAGCCCTGCGGCAGGCCCACCCGGACTTCGTCCAGGGCCTGCGCACACACCCTGAGGTCAGCCGTGCCCTCCTGAGGGCCTGGCTGCCGACCCACCCATACCTCGCCCAGGCACCCTCTCCTGGACCAAAGGGCCTCCAGCCCCACCAGTGGGAAGGAGGCCTGGGGCACTGCTCAGCTGTCATCCAGACCGGCACCCGCGTGTGGTGCTTCCAGACACACCTACAGCGCGAGCGCTTCCTGGCCCAGGTGCCGGGGTCCATGGCCCTCAGTGGGGTGCCGTGATTATACTGTCATCCGAGGTGATCAGTGACACAGTGCAAGCTGCTTGAGGTCAGGGACGCGGGTGCGTTCATCCCGGTGCTGGCCGTGCGTCTGTCGCCCAGCGACCCGGCGCAGGAGCACCTGCTGTGCTGTGCCGGTCACCAGGGCCGCAGGACCCGGGTGCTCATGACTCCGCTGGTGGGTGGTGACGTGGCTGAGTTCGACCCCCGGGCCTGGGGCAACCAGACCCTCTGCCTGGCCCACCAGTACATCACTCAGCTCTGGGACTCACTAAGCGACGGGGACGTGGTGGACACGGCCTGGATCGCGGGCGAGCGCCTGGAGCCGGCGCGCAGTGGCCTGCCTGAGCTGCCGCCGATCCCCCCGGCTGTGCTGTGCCTGGACGTGCCGCGACCCTACACTGGGCCCATCGAGCCGGGCATGATCTTCGCCTGGGAGCACGACAAGCCCCACGCACGACAGCTCTGCCAGGTGACACGCATCACGGGACCGGGGAAGGACATCGTGCTCCACCATGCCAAGGGCACGGCTGTGCTGAGTGGCGGGCACGAGGAGCAGGTGGTCAGCCGCGCCTTCCCAGGCAACACCAACGAGTGCAGCAACGACGTGTCGCGGTTCCGCGAGGCGGTGGTGCCCACGATGTTCAAACCGATGGAGGTCAAGCAGTGACCGACATGGTGGAAGAGGTTCGCCAGAGGCGCAGGGAGGCGAAGGATCGCCAGCAGCGGGGTGAGGCCACCTATGGAGATGGGTGGACCGAGGCCCACATCGACGCGCTGCTGGAGGAGATCGACAGGCTGCGCGCCATCACAGGAGAGACAGCTCAATGACCCGAAAGGCAGCAGGCGACGGCCACGGTCGCATCTTCATCTCGGATGGGGACTGGCAGCCCTACCACCGCTTCCCAATGGATGGCTATGACCCGTCACTGTCACCCGATGGCACAAAGCTCATCTGGGTCGATGCCAACCGCATCTGGCTTTGGATTTATGACTTCAACACCGGCTTCATCACGCCGTGCAACGTCCAGGCCACCTATGGCCTCCACCGGCCACAGCTCGACAACTCGAATGGCAACGTGGTGGTTGCGTCGGACGACGGCAACGGCACCTTCGACATCTACACCTGGCCTGTTGCCTCGCAGGGACCACCCAACACCGGTATCATCCACCTCATGTCACATGCCACCTCGGAGGCGGTGTTCGCCTGCTTCGGGACGTGGGTCATGGCCGGCGGGTGGAATGCCGCAGCCGGGGTCTATGAGCTGGCCTGCACCGACCAGTACGGTGGCAACTTCCAGTGGTATGACCTGTCGCCGGGGTCAGTGGACGAGTGGATGGCCCGCCACTGGCCCTGACCTTTTTACCAGAGGAGATCAACATGAGTTCCATGAGCACGATCACCCACCAGCCAGCGGCGCCATCCAAGCGTGCGGACACTCTGCAGCCGGCACCACGGTCCTATGCCGTGGGAACGCCCTCCCAGTCCACCACCCCAATGCAGCCGCAGGGTGGGCCACCGGTGAGCTTCCCCAATGGGCGTCCGCCCGGTGCCCCAGCCAGCTGACTGGGTGTCCCACCGCGTCCTAGGTGTGGACGCCCAGAGCTGCACGGCAGCAGTGCGCGACATGTCGCACGAGCTGGAACGCCTGGGTGCCACATTCTTCCGGGTCACCCCGTTCGCACCCGATGTCATTGTAGTCGAGGGCTGGAAGGTGCGGCCTGAGGACCAGGGACCCGAACTGACCCTGGATGACGTCATTGGGTTTGGGAGGGCGAGCCATGCTGCCTGAGACGCACCCGCTTCGGCCCAGCTGGGAGCGGATGAGCCGCTGGGTCCGCCGCCGCATGCTCCAGTCCATACTGGTGGAGCTGCAGCGCATCGAGGATTACCTCACGAACATTGAGCCCGGGTGCTCGGAGCCCACCAGCCTCTGGCTGGAGGTGCCCGAGCGCTGCACCGAAGGAGGAACACTCTTGACCAACATCGCACTCAAAAACACCGAGGTCACCAAGTACCGCATCCTGGCAAAGGACGCGGACGGCAACGTCGTGTCGGCACCGACCGGCGACACGTTCACCGTCAGCAGCCCCGACACCACCAGCTGGACCGTCTCCGTCAGCACGATGGCCGATGGTTCGCCGGCGGTGGAGATGCAGCCCCTGGTCCGCGAGGCCACGGGCCTCGCGTTCGAGGTCAAGGACAGCGCCGGGCTGACGGTCTTCGACGGGCTGGTGGACATCTCCACCGACCACACGGCACGCGCCATCGGCCTGGACCTGCAGAACCCGGAGACCACGGCACAGCCCGAACCCGCCGCGTAAAAGGATCGGCGCCACGACCCCTCAGCCCCTTCCGCCCAGCGGGAGGGGCTGAGTAGTGTGCAGCGCTCCCCACGGAGGAGCCACGAGTTCAGGGGTGTGATGCAGGGTAGTGCACGACGGAGGACCGCCATGCGGAGCGGCACGGGAGCAGGCCTTTGAAGATATACCCAGATCGTGACAACGTGTGTGGGTTTGTGGTCCACCTGACTGCTCAGGAACTGGAGAATGTCAGACAGGGCCTCCAGGCCGCACCCCATCCTGACAGCCCATGGAGCCTCGGCACGGTGGAGCAGATCGAGGCTGCCCTGCGAGACAACCGCGAGTACCAGAGGAGGACGTGGTGACGACAGTTCTGATTGTGATTCTGATAGTGGTGCTGCTTGGTGGGGTCGGTGGGGGCTACTACACGGGGGTGCCCTACCGCCACTGGGGTGGCGGCGGGGTGGGCCTGGTGGTTGTGATCCTGCTCATCCTCCTGCTGCTGGGCAGCCGGTGAGCTGTGCCGGCTGTGCCGAGCGGCGAGCTGCCGTCAGGGCGCTGGCCCGGGCGATCCTGGACCGCAACCGGGCGAGGGTAGAGGCCCTGAGGCGGCAGCTGGCGCGGCGACCTAGTGGTGGGCCGCGCCGTTCCTCTGGCGCTCCGCCTCGGTGAGTTCTGCGTCACCCGCCTCGCTGTAGACGACGCACCCGTTGACCCAGAGTTCGATGGCCCCGTTCGCCTTGCGGGTGAGCAGTATGTCATCCTCGCCTGACTTCTTGTAGTCCTTGTAGTACAGCACCTCCTCGCCGGGTTCGATCTGCTCGGCGGTGTCGGGGTGGAGTTCGTCGTTCTTGCTGGTGATGGTGGCCCTCATGGTGTCCTCCAGTTGGTGACACCCACCTTCTACCCTGCCTGGTGACGAAGGTCAACGAGGAAAGACGTTGTGGAAGTTCATAGCGTCGGTGCGGTTGACGATGCCATTTTCTCGAAGTGCCGACCTTGGCATGGTGTCCGCCATCCACCTCGCGATCATCTCGTGGTCCACGACCTGACTGGTGGCATCCACGAACAGGATCAGGTGACCGCCAACCCTGACCTTGTGGAGGCTGACGCACACGGGCCTGCCGTCAAGCACGCCAACCGTCTCCAGGAGGCCCGGGTTCAGCTGCTCCCACGTCCGTGGGTGGGTGCGCTGCCGGTTCTCACTCCAGAGCATGTGCTGCTCGAACGAGTTGGCCTCCACGACACCCACCACGCCGTCCAGGAACTCAGTCATCTCACGATCCATCACCCGCTCCATTCACCGCGTCAACAACGTCTGTCATCAGCTGGTCAGGCCGGGGTGCCGTGCCGCTGGCCGACAGCACCATCTGGTCAGAGGCGTCAAAGGCATAGGAGCCGGACGCACGCCAGGGCCTGGGGTGGAGGGTGAACGTGCCCGCCGGGGGTGCGCGACCCGTGGACATGGCCCAGCCGCTGTAGTACCTCAGGGCGGACCTCGACACCATGCCCCTGCGCCGCTCGATGACTGCCGAGAACTCGTCACTCGGGGCCTCGTGCTGGAAGTCAAAGTCCAGGCCATGCTCCCACCGGCTGTCGGGCGCGGTCAGCACCTCCTCGATCAGGGCCTCATCATGGCACGTCGCGATGTGCCGGGCCACCTCCGAGCGCGCCAGGAACTCGTACTTGAGGGTGCGGTCCTCGGTCAGCTCCAGCGCGCCCAGGAAGTTGTAGCTGTGGAGCGTGGGCTTCTCCAGGTCCGCCACGCGGAGGCCACGGTAGTACAGGTGCTTGGCAGGACGGTCCAGAACCTGGAGCCTCGCGTCCTCCTCACGGAGAGTGAGGCCTCCGGGCAGGAACGTCTGGTCCCTGTCGAGGTGTGCCTGGACGAACTCATCGTTCGCGACCTGGAGGACCGTGTGCCCCCCGTCCACGTCCATCCAGGTGCCCTCCACCACGTGTGTCTCGCCACCCTCGTCCCGGGTGTTGGCCTCCAGCTCGCGGTAGGCCATCCACATCTTCCAGTTCTTCCCCAGCTCGGTGGTGAAGGGCAGGTCATGGTTCGAGGCCCGCAGCAGGTTCCACCTCTGGCGCCGCATCCTCACCATGGAGAACTCGCGGTCACGGAACTGGGTGGCATGCTGTGAGAACTCGTACCTGTCGCGACCGATCCACAGCACCGGGGAGGCACCCGCCCGCACCAACACCGCGATGGCGTACTTCAGGCCGGTGCCGAAGAAGCCAATGGGGCTGGAGGTGAGCGGCTTGGCGTTGACCCCGAAGGTGGTGAAGGCCCGGATGTCGATCAGGCCTGGGGTGACGAAGACGACGGACTGGGTCAACACTCGTCTCCTGACTCAGTGACCCCTGTGAGGTCAAACCTGGACCCAGCCTCGGTGACGCCCAGGCGCTTCCTGCCCTGGTACTCACGCACCAGGCCGGCTCCCACCAGGTGGTTCCAGGTGGCCCGCATCACTGGAGCCTTCTCACCGGCGGCCACGAGCACCCCATTGGTGTCGAACCCACCGTCACCGTTGCGGCGTCGCAGCCACAGCAGGGCAGACCGCATGGCCTTCGTGATCTGCGGGCGGCTCATCTGGTCATCAGCCGGCAGTCACCATGCTTGGTGCTGGGGTCCGCGCCGTCGCTGATCCACTTCCAGGCCATGCAGAGGCTGCCGACGCACTGGGTGCCGGTCGGCAGGTTGAAGTTCTCCCCACCGGTCTGGATGCGGTTCCAGGGTGCCTGGTGGGGCTTGCAGTCCATGCCGCCCTTCCCATCCAGTGTGCCGGCGATGACCCGGGTGAATGGGCACCAGCGGGTCTTGGCCACATCCTCAGTCACGCTTGCCATGCTGCAGCCTCCTGATGATCTGCTGGGCCCTTTCCGCGAGGCCCGGGATGTCGTGCAGTGCCTTGCGGCAGTCGGCGAGGAAGCGCTCATGGCACTCCCAGTGCCAGTACTTCGGTGGGTCAGCACCCTCACCACCGGTGTAGCGGGCCTGGCCTGGCAGGATGGGGTCTGGGCAGCCTTCACAGCGCTCAGGCATCGCTCTCATCCCACACCAGTGCCCGGTCTATGGCCTGGCGCGCGTTGTGCTCCACGATGTCCTGGCAGCGGCACCTGCCACGCTGGAAGTACCAGCACGAGGCCCGGCGGACCGAGTGGTAGCATGGGAACATGTCGAGGAAGACCTGGGCGCGCTGCAGCTCATCCTGCATCTGGTGGCGCTGCCACGCGAGGATGAGCCACTGCACACCGACCGCGAGCTGGACCGCTGCCGCACCCCACAGGCCCAGGGTAGTGTAGACGGCGGCCACTGTGATGAGGGCTGGGCCTGTGGTGAGGCTGGTGCTGAGTGGAGGCTTGCTGCCACCCCAGATGGTCGGCATCAGCGACACGCAGAACACCCCGTTCAGAACCATCAGAGTGATGTCCTGCCAGGTCATGGCACCCACCTCAGTATGGCGGCAGTGAGGAACCAGGCCATGTAGATCGGGCAGGTGAACACGAGCAGGCCACCCCAGAACTTGACGTTCTTGACAGCGGTGTCATAGCTCGGGTCACCTTTGACGATGTCCTCGAACCCCCAGATGCACACGATGAGCCAGAGGGTCCAGACGAGGCAGATCAGGGGCACCCTCATGGCCGCGCCTCCGCCTCCACCTGGCCGGCGACCCCGACCACCCACATGGCTGTCTCCAGTGGGCTACCACCCTGGGGTGGTGCCACGCATGCGGCGTCTGCCATGCGGACCATGGCCATGACGCGGGGGCCTGCCGCCGGTCTGGCCGCACCGAGCGCGATGCGGGCGAGCGCCGTGGCCTTGCGTGACTCATACACCGCACAGGCCTTCTCGATCACCGGGTCCACGACCTGGCTGACCTCCTTCGCGAGGTCATACCCAGACTTGGCGGCTGAGATGCCGGCGATGATCAGTGGGCCGGCTGGGCCGCAGCTCGCGGTCAGCAGGAGGAGGCAGGGGGCCGCATGGCGCCAGCTAGCTCGCAACATCATGACATGCACTCCCTGCTCCTGTGCTGGCGAGCATGTGCCCGGCCAGAGGCAAAGTCAATAGCACTCAAAGATGCTGGCGATCCAGTCATCCGGGTGCAGGCCGTGCTCACGGAGGGCCTGCTGGATGAGCCTGCCGCCGGTCTGTGGCGGACGATGGCCGCGTCGGTCCGGCACCTCGATGAAGGCCAGCGATGGCACGCCATAGAACTGCAGCACGAAGGCCGGCTCCATGGTCTGGCGGCTGCGGACCACGACCTGGGATGACCGCAGGTCAATCATGCCGGCCTGCCGGTCAGCACACCGAGCACCGCAGACCAGTCCCAGGCCGCAGGCCCACCGGTGGACATCACCAGGGGAGGTGCGTCCAACCGCAGGCCCACGTCCTTCAGCTCGCGGGCGAGCCGCCCGGGGAAGAGGTACAGGTCATCGGCAGCGGGCCGGCGTGGACCCGCATCACAGTGGCGCCGCACCGCGATGAACGTGTGGCCACCTGCCCGGTAGCGGCGAAGGTGCCAGCCCACCTGCTCAGGGGTCAGGGACACCCACCACTCGGGGGTCCACTTGTGCTCCACCCAGAACTCACGGTGGAGGCACCCGTTGCTGTCGGGGATTCCGAGGCCGGTCAGGCCACTCTCGATGGCCTGCCAGTGGACCTGGTGCAGGTGCTCGTGGAAGATGGCCCTCAGGTCATCATCTGCCTTCTTCATGCTTCTTCCTCGCTGAGCCATAGAACGTGAAGCGCGCCGGGTGCTCCTCGGCAGCAGGCTTGTGGTAGGTGACCTCCCACCCCTGGGCGCGGTAGACCGGCTCGATGTCCAGCCAGCCCTGCTCGATCATGAAGGCTGCCGCCGAGCGCGGGAAGTCAGGAGGCACCAGGTCACGCATCGCGGCCACCGCGTCCACCTGGAGCACGGTGGACATGGTGCCGTTGTGGTTCTGTGCGATCAGGCGGTTCCACACCTCAATCACCCGGTCGGGCAGGTCGGTGCTGCGCTGGTCCCCTGAGATGTCCAGCGGGCTGATCGGGCGCATGCTCACCTTGGGTTCTCCTCGAACAGGTGGCGATTTCCAGAGGTGCCGATGTGGGCCAGCCGGCTGCGGCCTGGGATGTTCTGCTCCGTGTCCACGAGCAGCAGGGTGCGTGGTACCTCAGGCCGGCTGGTGTCGGCGAGCGCGTGGATGCTCTGGGCGGTGATGCCGATGAACTGGGCACCCCCGGGCGTGACGATGGTGAAGCGACCCGCCGTGGCCGGCAGGGGGTATCGTGTGACCTTCCTCATGATGTCTCAGTCCTCTGGTGTGGTGACACGGAGCGCCGGGTGGCGATCATTGAAGCACTGCCGCCAGGTCATGAGTGTGGCCTTCGCACACAGCTCAACCTGCCCCTCCTCATTGATGAGTGCGGCCAGCACGAGCAGCAGCAGGATCAGGACAATGACACGCAGCATCACTTCCTCTCCAGACGTTCAGCAATGACAACGATCAGGGGCCTGTGCGTTGGCTGGGCGCTGCCCCACAGGTAGCCTCTCGACCAGCTGCTGCCGTCATCGGTCAGCACCAGGTAGACGAAGGCACAGATGATGAACACTGCCTCAGGCAATCGCTTCAAGGGTGATCTCCATCATACGTCCCCTCCGCTGGCGGAGGAGCACGGTGGCACAAACTCATGCAGGGTAGTGCAGGTGACCTTGGTTCCTAGTGAAACTTGGGGTTATTCAGTATTCATGGTCAAGTAATGGGAAGAACTGGGTGTCTTGGACCAGAATATCCCCAAGTGATGGGCATGCCGTGCACCCCGGTGCGTGGAATTACTTGAGGATATACCTGACGAGTTCTCATGGACAAAGTAGATCACTCATCTTCCTGAGGAACAAGCGGCGGCATGCCCTGGATCGTGTACCCCACGCCAGGCATCGCATTGATCTGGTACGGCACCTTCCGCTCCTCCAGGCCGCAGATGAGGTACGGCAGGGTGTGACCGAGGGCGCTGTGGCGACCTGATGGGTGACCTCGCGCGACGTTGTCCAGCACGATCTTGAGCATACGGCTGCGCTTCTGATTGGGCGTGACCGAGGGCCGCAGGGCATGCCACCAGGGGGTCATCTTCATGGCGCCCTCAGCTCATTCTTGAACACGTTGCCCACCCAGCCGTCTGAGGCCTGCACAGCCACCATGCTGTCGGGCAGCTCGCGGGTGACGGTGACGACCTGACCCTGGTGGGCGGTGTAGTCACCCAGCTCGGACCCGAACCCATCCTGTTCCAGGTTCATGACCAGGCAGAACCGCTGACCCAGCCATGCGTGCTCCCCCGCTGGCGTGGCCGGGGGGCTGCCAATCAGGGTGCGGGCTGTGTGGAGCACGTCACGGTCGAAGTCCGCCTGGCGGATGATCCACTGGAGGTAGTCGCGGGGCACATCCTTCCAGAGCAGACCCTGGTGCTTCCCGAAGCGGACGCGGTGGAGGACGACCGGGGCTGTGGTAAGGTGCACGAGGCGTTCTATGGCCGCGTCCCGCAGCTCCTCCGCTGGGAGATCGGGCAGCCGGACGTGCTCGTTCCGCCCATACACTAGGTCCTCGATCATGCGCATCACGAGGGCGTGAGTCACCAGGGCGTCGGGCAGGGCGCGGTGTGGGTGGAGGCGGGTCTTCTCCACGTGGAGGCTCAGCCAGTAGCGCAGCACCTGGTTCGAGTGGCTGGGTGCGTCGGGCCAGAGCTGGAGCGAGCAGCGGTAGGTGCAGATGTGTGGTGCGCCACCGATCTGCGGCCAGGTCTGCTGGATCATGCGGGTGTCGAACTCCGCGTTGTGGAACACTAGCACATGGTCTGGCCTGCCGGTCAGCTCCATGACGGTCGGCAGCCACACCTCTGCGGTGGCACAGACGGCCAGCTCAGCATCGGTGATGTGGTGTGCCGCCCGGGCCTCAGGGACCACGGGCACGTCACCCGGGTTGACCATGAAGTGGTAGTGCCAGTCACGGCGGACTGCGGCCATCTCGATGACCACGTCATGAGGCTCCATGCCCGTGGTCTCAGTGTCGATGGTTGTGGTCTCAAACATTGCCCTGGCCATTCTTGGCTGCATCCTCAGCGATCAGGCGAGCGGTGGTTGGGTCATGGGGCACCAGGTAGCCTGCCAGCAGCGAGGCCCCGGCGGCCACCAGCGACCCGATGGCCACGGCCACCTCTGGCGGCAGGGTGACGTGGGTCAGGCCAATCAGCCAGATGACGATGATGGACAGGGGTGACGATGCGCCGGCTGCACCGGCACCGGCTGCGACCTTGGGTGACATCTCGACAGCTCTCCCTACTTGCTGAGTGTGTGGTAGATGTGGTGCTCCAGGAGGAAGCCTGCGCCCACGGGCCAGACGACCCCGGCAGCGATGCTCCGCAGTGGGGTGCTGTCGGGGTGGAGCAGCTTGTACTCGGCCATCACACCAAAGGCGATGGACCAGAAGATGTACCAGGCCATGAAGCGGCTCATGGTGGTGACCTGCTGCCCGAGCGCGCGGCCTGGAGCCACGGGGCTGTGATGCCGACCTGGGGTTCCAGGCAGTCCTCCTGGGTCCAGAACGAGTGACCGTTGATGCACACGCGGCGGCGGCGGACCGTCACACCACCCTCCATGCGGCGCGTCTCAGCGACCTGCGACGTGGTGAGGCAGGCGGGGCACAGGAACGCTGCGCCACCGCGTGGGCGACCGGGTGGGGCACCTCTCAATCGAGCCTCCTCATGAATGAGCTGTGGGCGATCAGCCTGATGGTCTCCTCGGTGAGGGGCACCCCGTGGTGGAGTGAGGCCTGGACGACGCGCTCCCAGTGGGTGGGATGGCGGATTATGTCCAGCAGCTCCATGCCTCGCCACGTCAGGGTGCCGAAGGCCTCCACCGGCTCGCGGCTTCCACCCTCAGACGTGGTTAGCAGCAGGTTGGGCTCCACGAGGCCGGAGCCATCGAGCATGAGCATGTTCTCCTTGACCAGCTGCTCCGGCAGCTCAAGGCTGCGGGCCACGTCCGCCGGCCTGAAGGGTGGGTGCTCGTGGGCGAGCAGCAGCGCCCGCACCACCTCCCAGCAGCGCCTCATCACTTCCACCTGTCGATGTGGAACTCGTCCCAGCAGCGTGTGCTGTGCCTGAGGACGCTGAGGTAGGCCTGGCAGCGGTCGGTGCGCAGGTCCAGCCCCTGAGCCAGCTGCGGCCGGCTGGGGTCGCGGGCGGTCTTGGCCATGGCACAGCGCACCTGCTCCAGTGTCATGCCCGTGGCCTCCGGCGGATGACCTTCCCGACCGGGCTGAAGGCCCGCTCGCGGGTGGCCTTGTCGAGGATCAGGTGGTGGGTGCCCAGGGCCTCCAGGTCGGCGATGAGGTCCAGGCAGAACTCCATCGCGTCCTCGGCACCCAGGCGTGAGATGACCTCGCTGGCGACGTAGTGATCACCGAATACCGGGTGCTGGGGTGGTGGTTCCCCCGGGCACAGTTCCGTCATATGCCAGTTCCCGACCTTCCCGCACTTCACGCAGTGCCTGGGGTTGCCTGGATGGTACGGTCCGACATTTGGGATGTGGACCGGTCCATGAGCCCAGTTGGCAGGTGCTGGTGCCGGCTGGTGGGCCGGCTGTGGTGGCGGTGGCTTGCGGCGGGCGACGGATGAACCCATGTTTGGGCCGACCTGCCGGTTGGCCGGGTCGAAGTGCACCATCCACGTGGTGGGGTCTGCCTGCACCCACACAGCCGGGGAGCGACCCGTGGGCTTCTCCAGACCGAGCGCGAGGCCAGAGTGCATGGCCGACAGGTGCTTCTCGAACGTCTTGGCTGAGCCATCAGGCCGCACCGTGGGTGCCTTCTCGCCGGGTGCTGGGGTCTTGACGGACCGCACAGCCCAGACGATGCCCCGGGCGTCACGACCCAGGTGCTCGATGCTCACCGACGTGCCCACCTCGAAGAAGTCATCCGGTGGGAAGAACCGCAGGCTGCCGTTGTTGTAGTAGGCGACCGACCCGTTGTGGTCATGAGTGATGCCTGGGGTGACCTGTGGATCCATGTCGGCCAGCTTCCTCCTGTCCCTGGGGTGCCGGGTGACGGGGTCACCCAGCTCGGCACGCAGCCGGCGCTTCAGCACCCGCATGTGGTTGACGTCTGATGGGGTGCGCGCGAGCGACAGGGTGCGCGAGGTGCCCCGGAAGTGGTACGTGAGGCGCGGGTGGTCATGCGTCGGGTCGAACCTGACGTCCGTCGCACCGTAGTCCTTGAGCCACTGCATCGTCTCACGGTGGTGCTTGAGGGGGTGCGCCCTGCCGCTCACTTGTGCCTCCCGCAGAAGATGTGCCCGCAGGTGGTGCACGGTGCGGCGTCCTCGATGTCCAGCTCCCAGAGGGCGAGCTCCTGCCGGAACAGTGCGAGGTAGCCTGGACCCCGGCGCTGCGCAGCGCGTGTCTCCAGGGCAGCGATGGCTGCGCGGGCACATCCCAGAACGGTGCCGTTCGCCGGGTCCGGCTGCTGCTGGTCCACGTACTTCGTGCGGGCGATGATCACACGCAGCAGCTCCTGCGTCGTGGTGCCGTCGAACGGGTCACCCCTGTTGCCAGGGTACTCGTCACCGACCCGGTGGCGGAAGATGATGGGATTGGTGGCGTGGAAGCGGAAAGGACCATCCACCTCGCGGGCGGGGTAGCTGCGGACCTTGTACATGTGTCCGGGAATGAGGGTGATCATGCCGGCACCTGCTGCGGGGCGAGGCGCATCCAGCTGTGGCGCTGCGACACCTCGATGTCCTCATAGGTGAAGCCACGCACGATCAGCTGCCGCACGGTGTAGCCGATGCGCACCAGGCGGTGGGCTGCGGCCTGCTCAGAGTTGGCGTTGGGCGGCGGGTCGGGAGCACGGTGGACGACCCTCCAGTTGTCGATCTCCCAGGGGTCAGGGTGCCGGCGCAGCCAGTCATCGAGCCAGTCGGCACGGTCCTGGAGGGTCTCAGCCCTGAGGCCCCTGGCCTCGCCGGGCGGGCACACCGTGACCGCGTGCCCCACCAGCAGCTCGACATCGCTGAGGTAGTTCGCGCGAAGGAGCATGAGGGCGATGTCCACCTGGTCGAGGTGCGCCTCCTCCACCATCGCCGACACCGGCTTGAGGTTATTGAATTCGATATTGCGTGCCGTCTTTCTAATACCCAGGCTTGAGGTGAGGTAGAGCCTCGCTGGTGCACTGAGCCTGTCGTAAGTGCTTGAAATCATGGCGTCCCCTCCATGAGCATCGCTACGGGTAGTTCTCGCACTACGCAGCCTAGCGCCGACTGCTCGGGAAGGCAAGGGCCTCGCTGCGTCGCGCGGAGGTAGAGATGAGTCCTGCGGACGTTCTACTGCCGGTTGCGAAAATATCGTGTAGGTAGCGGACTGTGGCCTGTATGTAGCGTGGAAGGCGTGATAACTGGGTTATCGGAGGTAGAGCACGAGTGGGGTGCTATAAACTTCAGGTGCGTAAGTCCATGTGCGGAAAGGTAAAGTGGTTATTGTGGGGCCTGCGGGCAATAACTTTCTAATACCCACTAAGCCACTGAAGAGACGGGGGAAATTGCCCGCGCTATTAGTTATTGGTTCCTTACGGGTCGCGGCGCGCGCGCTTCCCGATCGCGCGCAGCGTTTCAATAACCAATAACCTCACCTGGATGTGCGGTGTTGAGTGTTGAGTATTCGTCAGGTCTTCCTCCACCCAAGAACAATACTCATCTTGGATAGGTTGAGTATATGACGAGTGTCGTGCTGGTGATGCTCACGGTTGTTGTTTGAGGGAGAGGCGACTGACCTCCCCCGTTGTTGTTGGAGAACTAGGTCACAAGGGTATTGAGCAGGTGACTGGTGTATGCCGAGTGCTTGATTGACAGGGTAAGATGAGGGATCGGATACATGAGTTGAGGACTGTATGTTGATGAGGTGAAGTAATGTCTCGGGTCAATACTCAAGAGACACCTGGTGTTGTTGGGAGAGATATATTTATCATCAACTAAAATGGGGGCTTTACTTTGGGTAGTTGTTTGCTATAGGGTAGCGTGCTTGTCACCCCTGTGCTGAGTCTTGAGGAGTGATTCTGTTGGGCTGGAGTAGACCCGGACCTGCGCACCCCCAGGGAGACACCCACCACCTGCGGGTCCCTGTTGCAGGTGCGGCGCTATGTGGGTCAGGCGAAGCACATCTCCACACCAGCAACCAAATTTCAAAAGTGGTCAAAAGGCTCCCTGATGGCCAGGATTGACGGAGGTCAGATCGTCACGAAGGATGAGCTGGCCCAGCTCCTGGGTGTCAGCGACACCGTTGTGATGAACTACATCCGCGCCGGCTGCCCTGTCGTGAGGAAGGGTGGCCCGGGCATCTCGTACCAGCTCGACACCTCTCAGGTCTTCGCCTGGGTCCGTGAGCGCGAGGCCCTGGGCCGTGGCCGGGCCACTGCAGACCCTGCCAAGACTGAGGCCGAAGAGGGCCGGCGGCGCTCATCCCTGGCCACGGCGCAGCTCAAGGAGTTCGAGCTGGCCCAGAAGCTGGGGCAGACGGTCTATGTCGATGAGGTCAAGGTGCTCCTCGAAGACCAGCTCGCCCATGTTCGCCAGCGCCTGCTGGCCATGCCGGGCAGGATCGCCGCAGAGGTCGCAGCCCTGCAGGACGAGGGTGCCGTTGAGCGCCTGATCGCCGATGAGGTCCGTGAGGCCCTGACCGAACTCACCCTCGACCAGGTGGACTATGCGGACGCCGCGTGAGGCCCAGGCCGAGATGCGGGCCATGGTCGCGCTGGCGGTGCAGCGGAGCCTGCGACCCCCGGTCAAGATGCGGCTGCCTGAGTGGGCTGACACCAACCGCCGGCTGTCGATGTCCTCGGGTGCTGTCGGGGGTGCGTGGCGCACCAGCCGGCATGAGGTGGCCCGTGGGCCGATGATGTCCACGACCGAGCCGGGTGTCCAGATCATCACGGTCATGGTGGCCACCCAGCTGCTGAAGACAGAGCTGCTGCTCAACGTGATTGGGCGGCAGGCCCACCTGGACCCCTGCCCCATGCTGATGGTCCTGCCCAAGGACGAGGCGGTGGACGCCTTCTCCAAGGAGAGGCTGGCCCCGATGATCACCGCCACTCCTGTGCTGCGGGAGGTGATGGGAGACCGCAGGACGCGCAGGACCGACGACACCCTCAGGTTCAAGGCCTTCCCAGGCGGCTTCCTCGCCATAGCCAGCGCCGGCTCGCCGACCAACCTGGCCATGCGGGCGATCAGGATCACGCTGCTGGACGAGGTGGACAAGTATGAGGTGACGAAGGAAGGCGACCCGATCAAGCTGGCTGAGGAGCGGTCATCCACCTTCCGCAACCGCCTGTCCATACGGTCCTGCTCACCCACGTGGGAAGAGACAAGCCGCATCTACCGCTCATATCAGGAAAGTGACCAGCGCCGGGCCTATGTCACGTGCCCCCACTGCGGTGAGTCACAGACCCTGGAGTTCTTCCGCCATGTTCAGTGGCCCAAGAAGGGTGGCATCCACTACTCCCAGCAGGCCCAGGTCTTCTGTGAGCACTGTGGGGCCGGCTGGAGCGAGCAGCAGCGCATCCAGGCCCTGCACACGATCCGCTGGCACCAGACCCGCACCTTCGTGTGCTGCGGCGAGGGCCAGGACCCCAGGCAGACCCGCTCATGGGAGTGGGACACTGAGAACCAGGTTGGCTGGGCCACCTGTGTCCACTGTGGGTCCAGGACGGTGAGCAACCAGCACGCAGGCTTCACCGCGTCCAAGCTGTACAGTCCCCTCCTGACCATGGGTGAGCTGGCGGCGGCGTGGCTGGAGGCCAAGAAGGACATCGAATCGACCCAGACCTTCTACAACACCCAGCTCGCACTGCCCTACCGGGTGGAGGCCACCAAGGAGGCAGACCCCACGACCCTCATGGCGCGCCGTGAGACATGGGAGCAGGTGCCCGATGAGGTGCTGGTCATCACTGTGGGTGTGGACATCCACCCGAGCACGACCGGCGGCCAGGAGGGCCGGATCGAGCTGGAGGCCGTTGGATGGGGCCTGGGGGAGGAGAGCTGGTCACTGGATTACCAGGTGTTCACGGGGGACCCAGCCCAGTCGAAGGTGTGGGATGAGCTGGATGAGTACCTGCTGACGCCCATGACCCGCCAGGACGGACGACCGATGTCCATCCGAGCGGTGTGCGTGGACAGCGGCGGGCACAACACCCAGGAGGCGTACAACTTCGCACGCCAGCGCACGGGCCGGAATGTGTGGGCAATCAAGGGGTCCAGTGACCGCGAGCAGTGGTCTCCCATATGGCCTGCCCTCCAGAAGAACAAGAGGTACAGGGCGGGCTACCGACCAATCATCATCGGGGTGAGCGCCGCCAAGGAGGCGGTGCGCCAGCGCCTGCTGATCAAGGAACCCGGGCCAGGGTTCTGCCACTTCCCGACCGGGCGGCCAAGTGCCTATTTTGACCAGCTGACGTCCGAGCGCCTGGTGGTGGAGCGCCGGGGCGGTGCCATGGTGCGCCGCTGGACCATCTCCAACCACAAGTCGAACGAGGCCCTGGACACCCGGGTGTACGCCTACACGGCACTGTGGGGCCTGTACCACGTGCGCCGCCTCCGCCTGGACCGCCTCCACCATGCGATCCATGAGGTACCACCACCCCCAGCGCCGGCACGCGTTCCCCCCGCTGCAGTGGTCCAGCGCCAGCAGCAGTCGATCCGCACCAGCAGCTGGATCACGAGGGCTCACTGAGATGGCCGCATCGGAAGCACAGAGGCTCGCAGACCTGAGGGCAGCGCGTGATGCCGGGGTGCTCATGGTGCGCCATGGGGACACGAGCACCACCTTCCGCTCGCTCGCCGAGATGGAACAGATCATCGCAGACCTGGAGCGCCGCACCGGGGTGACCACAGGGCACAAGAGGTTGCGCTACATCATGCAGCCGAGGAAGGGCCTCTGATGTCCTTGGTTGATGTCATGGGGCGTCCCATGCAGAGGGTGCAGCCGAGCGTGGCACCGAAGGCCCGTGCCATGTTCGACGCGGGCAACCTGCTCGGGCGACGGCTGCGGGCCATTCCATCCTCCACACAGGCGATCAACCAGCAGATCAGGCAGTACGGGGCCACGGTGCTGGCCCGCTCGCGCTACCTCGCGGCCAACAACTCCTATGCGGCCGCAGCGAAGGATGCCTTCGTGTCCTCGCTGGTGGGTACGGGCATCAGGCCTTCGCCCAAGACCACGGATGCTGCAGTCAAGAAGGAGCTCAGGGAGGCCTTTGACGACTGGACCGACCAGGCGGATGCGGACTGGTTGACCGACTTCTATGGCCAGCAGACCATGATCGCGGGTGAGATGTTCGATGCGGGCGAGTGCTTTGTGCGCTTCCGCACACGCCGGCCTGAGGACGGTCTGGCCGTGCCCTTCCAGCTCCAGGTGCTGCCCTCGGAGATGTGCCCCATCCAGAAGAACGAGGACCTGGGGAACGGGCGACGGGTGGAGTGTGGCATTGAGTTCGACCCCATCGGGCGCAGGACCGCCTACCACTTCTACAAGGTCCACCCGGGCAGTGGCTTCTACTATGGGGACATGGTGAACACCACGGTGCCGGTGCCAGCGGATGAGGTGCTCCACCTCTACAGGCCGGTGAGGGCAGGTCAGATCAGGGGCATACCGCACACCCTGTCGGCAATCACCACCCTGGCCCTGCTGGACCTGTACGATGACGCCGAGCTGGAGCGCAAGCGCATCGCAGCCCTGTTCGCAGCCTTCGTCACGCGCAACCCCACGGACGAGGATGACCACCCGCTCGGCAGTGAGACCGTGAGCCCGTCCACCATGGACTGGGACGCCTGGGGCAACCCACGCATCACGAACTCCTCGCCCACTATGGAGCCGGGCGCGACCATTGACCTCCAGCCGGGTGAGGATGTGAAGTTCTCTGAGCCGGCTGACGTGGGTATGACCTATGAGCCCTTCCAGTACCGCAACCTGCTGAGGGTGGCGGTGGGGTTCGGAGTGCCCTATGCCGAGGTGACTGGTGACCTCCACCGGGCCAACTATGGGTCCATACGGGCGGGACTGATCACCTTCCGCCGCAAGATCACCGCTATGCAGCACGGGGTCATGGTCTACCAGCTGTGCCGCCCGGTCTGGAACCGCTGGCTGGATGAGGCAGTGCTGGCCGAGCAGCTCAGCCTGTCAGCCGCCGAGTACCTCAAGCGGCAGCGTGAACTGCAGAAGGTGAAGTGGGTCCCACCAGCCTGGGAGTGGATAGACCCGCTGAAGGACATCGGTGCCGAGGTGCTGGCCGTGGACAACCACTTCAAGCCACGCAGCCAGACCATCGAGGAGGGTGGCTACGATCCGGAGGAGGTGGACCAGCGCATCCTGGAGGATGAGACCCGCGAGAAGCAGCTGGGGATCACCCGTGGTCCGCCGGAGCCAGGGCAGGCCGTTCTGACCCCTGCCCAGGCCGGGGCACCCAAGCCGGCGCTCACACCATGAGGAGCAGAGACATGAGGACCCGCCCAACCATCACGCTTGAAGCGCTCGACCCCTTCTTCCAGCGGTGGGACATCCGCATGATGGCGGATGACCCCAACTACCCTGCCTGTGACCCGGACAACCCGGACCCTGAGAACCCGAACTGCGCCGACATGCTGAAGAAGAAGGCCCAGGGCAAGACGTGGTTCACCATGGCGGCGTCGGCAGCGGACCCGGCGGTGTCGGACATCGCGATCTATGACCAGATCGGCTTCTGGGGGATCACGTCGCAGGACTTCCGTGATGGCCTGGCGGCCCTGGGTGACCCCAAGACCATCAACCTGCGGATCAACTCGCCGGGTGGAGAGGTCTTCGACGGCATCGCCATCTACAACATGCTGGCGCGCCACCCGGCGACGGTGAACGTCACGGTTGATGGCCTCGCGGCGTCCATCGCCAGCCTGATCGCCATGTGCGGCGACACGGTGGAGATGCCCGAGAACGCCATGATGATGATCCACAACCCCGCCGGCATGGCGATGGGGGACGCGAGCGTCATGCGCGAGCTGGCGGATGCCCTCGACAAGATCAGGGACTCCGTGGTCACGAGCTACGTCAGCAAGACCGGCAAGACCCCGGATGAGATCATCGCGCTGATGGACGCCACCACGTGGATGACGGCCAAGGAAGCCGTGGACATGGGGTTCGCCGACAAGGTGACATCGCGCCGCAGCTTCACCAACCTGTTCGACCTGTCGATGTACAAGGACCCACCCAAGATGGTGTCGCCGGATTGGAAGGTCGGTGCGGCCAGGGACCTGGCAATCGACCCGAGCTACACGTGGGATGGACCGGCGGCGGCGGAGCGCATGCTCGACAAGGCGGGGTTCAACGGTGACAACCCGGACACGGCGGCAGCGCAGCGCGGCTTCCTGGTCCACGACGCGGCGGCGCCAAGGCTGAAGGGGAGCTACAAGCTCCCCTTCGCCGACATCATCGGTGGTGAGCTGAAGGCGAGCGCCGGTGGGCTGCGGGCAGCCGCCTCGCGCCTGCCCCAGACCGACATACCGGACAACGTCCGCACCGAGGCCCGGGGGGTGATCGACCACTACCAGGCCAAGGAAGACCACCCGGCGAACGCCAGGGCCAAGAAGTCCAAGGCGGAGGCGGAGAAGCCGGGTGCTGCGATCCTCGCGGCTGCCCAGGAGCTTGAGGCACGTGCGGCGGTGCTTCCCCCGTATGACCCGGATGATGCTGCAGAGGCCCAGGCCCTGTTCCAGTCTGCACGTGCCCTGCTCGATGATGCGGCGGCGGCACTGGATGGAACGGAGCCGGATGAGGCGGCGGACCAGGCCCAGCTGCTGCTTACCCAGATCGTCACTGACACCCAGAACAAGGCGAAGAGGAAGCCGGTGGAGGAGGAAGCCCCGCCGGTGGACCACGCCAAGGCCGAGCGCGACCGCTGTGCTGAGATCGTGGCGGCCTGTGAGCTGGCAGGCCACCCAGGGAAGGCCGCAGGCTTCATCAACTCGGACAAGACACCGTCACAGGTCAAGTCGGAGCTGAGGGGCATGCCCCGGGGCACCCGGACGGACCGAGGTGCCGATGATGTCAGTGCCAGGCACACTGGGCTGACCGAGACTGAGGCCTCCTGGGGTCCAGTCATTGATCGCGTGAATCAGAGGGTCACAGGAGGTAAGGCACCATGACGTCTTTCACCGAGTTCCGTTCGCCGCTCCAGTTCCTCCTGTCGGAGGGGGACGGCAACATCAGCCGCGAGAATGGCGTGGTTGCGGCGGGTCAGGTGCTGGAGGCCGGCACGGTCATCCAGCTCACCCCGGCGTTCTCCCTGGTCACCACCGGCGACCTGCAGGCCGGCGACCGCACGCTGTCCAACCTGGCGTCCTCGACAGGGCTGCTGCCGGGCCGCACCTATGAGGTGGCGGGCACCGGCATCCCGGCGGGCGCGACCTTTGTCATGGGGGAGAGCGGTGCGGACGAGGTGATCATGGACCGGGCGTCCACGGCGGATGAGACCGGCACTGCGATCACCATCACCCAGGACATCGGGCAGATCGAGGCCTGGGTGACGGGTCAGACGGTCCTGGGCATCCTGGGCTACCGCTGTGACAGCAGCAGCGGGCAGGGCGGACAGGATGCCGATGTGCCGGCCATGTACATCGCTCGCCTGGCGACGGTCAACAAGAACGCCCTGATCTTCCCCAGCGGCACCGACGCGGAGGTGGCGTCCGGCCTGGCCGACCTCAATATCATCGTCCGCTAGGACGACCGCCAACCCGTCAACCCTGAAGGGGACACCAGACCATGCTCGACATCTTCAACAATGACGCATTCAGCGTCACGACCCTCACCGACACGATCAACAAGATCAAGTTCGTGCCCGGCAGGATCGGTGAGCTGAACCTGTTCACCGCGACCGGGGTTGCCACAACCTCGGTGGTCATCGAAGAGCGCAACGGCGTCCTGACCCTGGTCAGTCCGTCACCGCGCGGTGGGCCGGGCCAGACGATCCTGAAGCCCCTGAGGGCAGCCCGCAGCATCCGCGTTCCCCACTTCGAGATCAACGACGCCATCATGGCGGAGGAGGTCCAGGGGGTGCGTGCCTGGGGTCAGGAGACGGCGGTGCAGACCGTCCAGACCCTGGTGGCGGACCGCCTGGCGATCCATTCCCAGTCCATGGGCATGACGCAGGAGTTCTCCCGAATTGGCGCCATCAAGGGCCTCGTGACCTACGCGGACGGCTCCACGCTGGACCTGATCGATGAGTTCAAGGTGTCGGCACCGAGCGAGGTCTTCCTGGACCTGGCGAACGTGGACCCCACGCCGGGCGTGCTGCGCCGGGCGTGCGCCGGCATCGCGCGCACCGTGGCGTCTCAGCTCGGGGGCATCCCGCTCCAGTCGCTGTACGCCTTCTGCGGCGATGACTTCTTCGATGACCTGGTCAGCCACCCGGAGGTGCGTGAGACCTACCTGGGCTGGCTGGCGGCCCAGGAGCTGCGCACCGGGTTCGTCAGCGGCAGCGGCCTGAGCTGGGGTGCGTTCCCCTTCGGCGGCATCGTGTGGGAGAACTACCGTGGGGCGGTGGACATCACCCCATTCATCGACCCGGACCTTGCCCACGTCTTCCCGGTCGGTGTCCCTGGGTTCTTCCGCACCTACTATGCGCCGGCGGACTACATCGAAACGGTCAACACCATCGGCCAGCGCCTCTACTCCAAGCAGTACCCCATGGACAACGGCAAGGGGGTCAACCTGGATGCCCAGATGAATGCGCTGGACATCTGCACCCGACCGAATGCCCTGGTGAAGGTCAGCCGCCTCGCCTCATAGGCGGCTTCTCCTGAACTCTGGCTGCTGGAGGAAACCATGACGACTGTGCCGCACACCCGGGACACGGCGCACATCCCGAAGCCTCCGTTCAACTCACCCCGGCGCCAGAGGCCGGGGCTGGGTGACGTGGTGGTGCGCACCACCGAGGCGGGTGCGCTGCGCACCACCGAGGACGGCCTGCTCCGCATCAACGAGTAGGGCAGCACAACTGACACGAGGAGCGGGAAATGGCTGAGTTCAAGAAGCTGAGCGAAGAGGATGCCGCGACGGCGGTGGCCCTTGCGGATGAGTTCGAGGTGCTGCAGGGTGGCACCAACAAGCGTGCCACCATGGACATGATCAAGGACCTGCTGGTCGGCGACCAGTCGGAAGCAACCCTCACCACGGTGGGTGCGGGCACGATCACGGCGGCCATGCTGCTCAGTGGCGACGTGCTGCGCAGTGGGCCCACCGGGGCCTTCACTGACACCACATCCACGGCGGCGCTGCTCCAGGCAGCCTGGAAGGGTGCGGCGAGTGATTCGTTCCAGTTCACCTACAAGAACACCACGAACTTCGACGCCACGCTGGCCGCCGGCTCGGGGGTCACGATGTCGGGCAACACCATCGTTCCGGCCAACAGCTGGGCGAGGTTCCTGGTGGTCTGGACCGGGACCAACACGGCCACCATCTACTGGATTGCTGGCGGCGAGTACACCCCGCTCCCGAATGCCAAGTACAGCACCTCCAGCGTCACGACCGGCTCGCTGGCCGCCGGCCTGATCACCGGAGCTCGCATGTGCGTATGGCAGCAGACCGGGGCAACCCCCGGTGCCCAGCTGGTCAGGACGGCAGCCCAGATGCTCGCCGACATCCCCAATGGCAGGGTGGGCACGAGCTGGAGGTTCCGCATTGCCAACACCGGTGCGGGCACCCTGACGCTGACGACCGATGCGGGCGCGACCGTGACCATGTCTGGCGACATGACGGTTCCACAGAACACCTGGCGCGACTTCATCGGCACGATCCTGTCGGCCACCACAGCGTCGGTCCAGTCGGTTGCGGCCGGGGAGCTCACCCCACTGCCCAACACGAAGTACAGCACCTCCAGCGTCACGACCGGTTCGCTGGCCGCCGGCACGATCACCGGCGCCAGGAAGGTCCACTGGAGAAGCACCAACGCGGTGCCTGGTGCCCAGCTGGTCAGGACCGCAGCCCAGATGCTCGCCGACATCCCGGGTGCCCACGTGGGCTTCACCTGGGAGTTCCGCATCATCAACAATGGGGCTGGCACCCTGACCCTGACCGCTGACAGCGGCGCCACCGTGACCCTCGCGGGGACCATGACCGTGGCCCAGAACACCTGGCGCGACTTCGTGGCGTCCATCGACAGCGCCACCACTGCCACGATCACGGCGGTGGGCATCGGTACGGATTCGTAACCACCCGTGGACTACCAGGCCCTCCTCTATGGCCCGACGCACAGCCTGCTGGGTGTCCCAGCATCTGTGCGCCTGGGCAACACCGACTACAGCCTGACCGCTCTGGACAAGACGGCGGGCATGGTGGTGGGGAGCGGCCTAGAGATACAGAGCGTGCTCCCCGCTGCAGTGGTGCTGGTCAGCGAGCTGGCGTCACAGGGCCTCACACCTGAGCAGCTGGATGGCCAGCAGCTCACCATGAATGGGAAGGTGTGGGTCATATCCAGCACCAGGGCGAGGCCCAGCCCCAATGGTGAGGCCGATGGCGAGCTGCTGCTGATCCTGGAGGGCGGCTGGTGATGGATCGCCGCGAGGCCCTGATGTCGCGCCTGCTTGAGGTGGTGCGGGTTCCCGGCATCAAGAAGGTGGCCAGGAACAAGACGGATGTGAGTGGGCGTGATCGACCGGCGGTGATTGTGCTCGATGCGGATGAGGTTGTTGACCCTCACTCGTATGACCGGGGCCGGCCAGCGGCGGCACCCCTGATCGTGATGCTGTCCCCTGAGGTCTATGTCTCAGTGGAGAAGCTGGCATCCACGGCGGCGGATGAGGATGTTCTGGGACCAATGCTCAACAGCTTCCGGATGGCACTGCTGAGGGCAGTGCTGGCGGACACTGTGTTCCCTGAGCTGGTGGGCCGGAACGGAGAAGTGCGGTATGACGGCTGTGTGACGGACTTTGCACGTGGCCGGAGCATGGAAGGGGAGCTCATCATGAACTTCTCCTTCCGCTATGTCCTGAGCCCAACCGACTACACCTGAGGAGGATACCTACATGTCGCGCACGGTGATCACAGCCCAGACCCTCGTTGGGTCCTACCCCAGCCTTCCCCTGGCCGGCGGCTCTGCTGACCTGACGGAGACGGCAGTTGATGACCCGACGGACCGCTACACCGCACTGGTGAACGGCAAGACGGTGGTGCTGGCCCACAACACGGACACCAACCCGCACACGATCACGTTCACCTCGGTGGAGGACAGCTTCCACCGCAAGGGGGACATCACAGCCTACTCCATTGCGGCGGGGAAGATCGCGCGGTTTGGCCCGTTCCAGTCGGCAGGGTGGGCGGACGCGGGCAACCTGGACATCGATGTGTCCGACCCGCTGGTTCGACTGGCCGTCATCACGCTGCCCTGAGCGACCCGCTGGCGTCCTGAACTGAACATCTGGAGGGCTGCAACATGCCGGATTCGCCTTCGACACTGAACTATTACCTGGGGAAGGGCATCGTCAAGATCAAGGTTGACGGTGTGGACAGTGACTACAGGGATGTGGGCAACGTGCCCTTGTTCGAGGTGACCCCGAACGTCACCCGACTGGAGCACTACAGCTCGCGCCGGGGCATCCGCTTCAAGGACAAGTCCATCGTCATCCAGAAGCAGCTGACGGTGAAGTTCCACATGGAGGAGTGGACCCCGCAGAACCTGGCCGTCTGTCTCATGGGCGCGGCGGCGGGCAGCAGCTCACCGACCACGGTGTCCATCATGGACCAGGATGAGGTGACGTGCGCGCTGCGCTTCATTGGCACCAATGAGGTCGGTGATAAGGAGCAGGTGGATCTTCCCTTCGTCAACATCGCACCCTCGGCAGCGCTCCAGCTCATTGGTGAGACCTGGGGGGTGCTGGAGGTCACCGGTGAGGTGACCGCCGACCCGACCACGGGCAGCTTTGGAACGGTCCACACTGGGATCACAGCGGAGGTCACATAACAACCCATGCCAAGCCTTGTTGACATTGCACCCCTGACCGAAGAGGTTGACATCAGGGGAACCAAACTGACGGTGCGGGGCATCGGTGTCGATGCCATAGCGCGGGTCCTCGCCAAGTCAGAGGACCTGCGCCGCATGATGGTGGGTAAGTCAGTGGACCCCATGATGCTGCTGACGGCTGCCCCCGATGTGGCCTTTGCCCTGATGGCGGAAGCCCTGGGGAAGGGGGGTGACGCGGAGGAGGAGGCTGCCGCCCGGGGCCTGGTCTTTGAGGATCAGCTGAAGCTGGTGGAGGCCATCTTCCGCATGAGCTTCCCGGGTGGCATAAACCCTTTGATAGAACGCCTCACGGGGATGCTCGGACCCGGGGGCGCAGGGCCAGGCGGCTTATTTGGCAGGGTCCAGGATACGAGTTCGCCGCAGCCATTGACGAGCTGATTGCTGCGAACCACCCGCCTGAGGTGGTATGGAGGTACACACCGAGGCAGCTGGCTGCGTTCCTGTTCATCACGAGGCGGCGCCAGAAGCGCAGCATGGCCGAGCGCCTGTCGATCCAGGCCCTGGCCGCGAGCGGTGACACCAACGCCATCAACAAGAAGCTCAGGGACCTGGAGAAGTGAAGCTGAGCTACAGTGCCAAGCCGAGTGAGCTGGACACAGCCTTCAAGATGATGTACAACCCCATCGCGGTGGCGGCGACCGGGGCGGTCAGGGAGGTTGCGGCACAGGGTCTCACGGCGGGCAGGGGCAGGATCGCGGCGGCAGGGTTCAGCAAGCGCTGGACGGATGCCCTGCGGGTCACGGTGTACCCCATGACGGGGGTGAGTGCTCATGCGGCGGCAGTGTTCCGCCACAAGATACCCTATGCGGGGGTGTTTGAGACGGGTGCGGTGCTGTCGGGGAAGCCCCTGATGTGGGTGCCCCTGGGCAACGCACCCAACCGGGTGGGTGGAAGGCGGCTGACCCCAAGGAACTACGTCCAGCAGGTTGGTCCCCTCCACAGCATCAACGTTCCTGGGAAGCCACCGATGCTTGCGGCCTATGCCCAGGCAGGCCGGTTCACAGCAGGAAGGAAGATCAGCATCACGAAGCTGCGGGCAGGGGCGGCACTGGCTCGCCTGGGGGTGAGGGCACGACGCAGCGACACGGGTCGGGCAGGGGTCATCTCTGTGCCCATATTCGTGGGCCTCACACAGGTGCGTCTGCAGGCAGTCTTTGGACTAGAGCAGGTCTTCCAGAGTGCGCAGGCGGCGCTTGAGCCAGCCTATCGCAAGAACCTGCCGAGCTGGGTGAGGTAGCATGGCCCAGGGGACCATCTCCCAGAGGATAGCCCTTGAGGGTGACCAGGAGATAAAGGCCCGGCTGTCTGAGCTGGGGGCCACGGGTGAGGCATCGGTCCGCCGCATCGGTGACGCAGCCCGCTCGACCGGCGGGCATGTCGGTGACCTGGGTGACAAGTTTGGGTCACTGAGGGGGTCGGCAGCAGGTCTCACCACAGAGCTGGGACCGCTCATCCAGAACCTGACCCGCATGGGGTCTGGGTTTGAGTCAAATGGTGCTGCAGTCCTGGAGCTGGTCAGCGGCATCGGTGGCCTGGCAGCAGCCATCAGCGGGGCAGCCGGTGCGTTCCTCCTGCTGAGCAAGAATGCTGCTGAGGCAACCCGGTCCATTGAGAACCAGGCCCACGCAGTTGGGATGGAGGTGGAGCAGTTCGAGGGCCTGCGGTTCGCGTTCACGCAGGCGGGGGTGAGCAGTGAGTCATTTGTCAGGGGGATCGACCGCTTCGCAGCGCGACTGGGCGAGGCGGCGGATGCCCAGAAGAAGCTCAACGACAGCTTCCATGAGAGCCAGCAGAAGGCAGACCAGACTAGACTTGAGATTGACCGGTTGCGACTGGGTGTGGACACGGCTGCTCAGGCCATCGGGAAGTCAGAGACTGCCACTCGTGAGGCGAGTGAGGCCCTGGCGGCAAGCCAGAACAACATTGACAAGGCCAAGCTGTCCTATGATCGGCTGAAGGGTGCCATAGACCCGCTCGGTGAGTCAATGGCGCTGAGCAAGGAGCAGCACCTCAGGCTCAGTGAGGCCTCCGTCGCGGCGAGCAACTCAGTGTCCCATCAGAAGGACCTGCAGGACAAGCTGGCTCAGTCGCTGAATGAGGTGACAGACGCACACCGGCGGTACACCCTCGCCCAGGAAGAACTGAGGATCAAGCAGGGTGCTGTGGCGAAGGTGGTTGATGACACAAAGAATGTCTTCCTCCGCCTGAAGATTGATGCCCTGGACCCGACCACGGGCGCGGCGCGCGACGTGGGGCCGGCGTTCCTGGAGTTTGTGGACAAGTTCAAGGAGATCAAGGCACCCGCCGAGCAGGCTGAGGTGGCGATGCGACTGTTCGGGCGGCAGTTCCGTGACCTGCTGCCTGGTCTCAACCTGGGCAGGGACCGCCTGGAGGAGCTGTCCAAGACGTTCCGGGAGCTCGGGGTCAGCTCCACCGCAGCTGAGACTGAGCTGGCGGTCACGTTCAATGCCGCATTCGCCAAGCTGGATGCTGTGGTCGAAGGCCTCCAGCGGGCAGTGGGCAACCTTGTTGGTCAGGTGTTCACCCCGCTGTTTGATGCCATATCCGAGGGTCTATCCCACAACTCACAGAACATCCGTGACTTTGCCGAGGCGTTCAGCCAGGGGGTCAGGCCGGCGGTCACTGCGGCCATAACGGCGGTTGGGGTGGCATTCCACGCACTGGGCCTGATCGTGGATGGACTGCGACGGGTCATCAACGCGACCTTTGGTAGTGAGTTCACGAACGGGGCAGTGGCTGTGATGCTGCTGCTGGCGCGGTTTGCTCCACTGATCGGTTCGGTGATTCTGGCCGCAGAGGTCCTGCGCAAGACCATCAATGCGGTCTTCGGAACCGAGTTCACGACGGGCGGCACCCTCGCGGTGCTGCTGCTGCTCAGGTTCGCGCCGGTGCTCGTGTCCCTCGCGACCGGGTTCTTGGGCCTCGGTTCGGCGGTCAGGCTGCTGAACACCGCGTTCACTGCGATGCTCGCCATAGCTCGGGTGATCACCTTTGTGGTCTTCCTCAGCTCAAGCGTGGGCACCCTGTCAACCGCCTTTACCGCACTGACCACTGCGGTGGGTGTGGCTCGCACCGCCATGCTGACCTTTGAGCTGGTGGCTGCACCGATCCTCGCGGTGGTGCTGGTCATTGGGCTGGTGGTTGCTGCCCTGGTGACCCTGGCGGCAAACGCACAGCGCGTCTCCGACCTGATCCGGAAGTACATCGGCGACGATGCGGCAGATGCCTTCGACAAGTTCGCAGCCTACATCCAGGAGGTGATCGCTGAAGCGGTGAACTACGTCATGGGACTGTTCGGCAAGATGGCCGGGTGGTTTGCTGACAAGATCGGCGACATGATGGCGTGGGTGGACAAGCTGATCGACAAGCTGAACACCCTCGGTGGGCTGGTGCCAGGTGGCCTGTTTGGCAGCTCAGCAGCGGGGCACGAGGCCGGCGGGACCATCCAGGCCTTCTCGGGCGGCGGCAGGCCGCGAGGTCCGGGCACTGACACGGTGCTGGGGTGGCTGACCCCGGGTGAGTTCGTCCACAAGGTGGCTGCTGTCCAGCACTATGGCGTGGAGTTCATGCACCGCATCAACAACCTGGAGATTCCGAGGTTCAACATTGGCGGTCTGATCAGCGCGGTTGCCCCTCCGGTGAGCCCGATGAGGGGCTTCTCAGCCGGAGCAGCAGCGACGGCGAGCCGGACCAGCATCGTGAACCTCAGCATAGATGGACACATGTTCGAGGGCCTGGTTGCCCCGGAATCTGTGGCCCAGGGACTGGTCAGCTACTCTCGGACCCGGCAGGTTCGAAGTGCTGGCCGCAGACCGGGGTGGAAGAGTGCCTGACGTGACAACCCTGCTAGTGATGACGGGCATCGGGGTGGTGCCCTACTCAGCACGCGGTCTCAAGCAGACCCTGGCACCCATAGATGCGGCCAGCCAGCTCTTCCGCACGGTGGATGGTGGCCTGATCGACCTGTCCGCACCCCAGTTTCAGAAGTTCAAGTCCACAATCACGGGCAGTGACACCGACCCACCAGCCACGACAGGGATGTGGCCTGGAACGGCGGTCACGGTTGACTGCATAGCTGAGCTGGCCTACCTCACTGCGAGCGGAACCCCTGAGCGGACGGTTGTTGACTCACGAACCGAGGGTGACTGGACCTTCTACCGACCGCGCCTGTCCATGAGGGTGGTTGGGTTCGAGGTTGAGCTGGATGAGTACCAGAAGGTGTCGGCATGGCACATGGACCTGGAAGAGGCGTAGGAGGATGCCGGAGGAGCACTTCTTCTGCGGGCGTGGACTAGGGTACAGGGCCGGCTCTGACGTACACGAGGACGCTGGAATCTAGTGGCACAGCAGCAGTTCTACTTCGCCTGGGTCGGCGGACCGGCGGTGCCGGGCTTCACCCTGGCTGCGACCGGGGATGTCTGGGGCGGCCAGCTCACCGCTGCGGCCCAGACCTGGGGAGGCCAGCTCAGGACCTCGGGTGACATCCAGCAGGGCAGCGGCCTGGTGGTGAACATCCTCGATGCCACGGGTCTGGTGGCAGGGCGTCACTACTCCATCACTGGGAAGGGCCTGGGAAGTGCTGAGTCACTGAATGGGATGGTGTACAACGGCGGCAGGACGGGTCAGCTGGACTTCGCGGCGACGGAGACTGCGACGGCGGAGACCTTCATCCTCAGCACTGACGAGGGACGTGACGAGGTCTTCCTGGACCGCCTGACTGGCCTGGTTGTGGGTCAGGTCTATGACATCAGCGGAAGCGGCTTGGCGTCGGGCACCCAGTTCACGTTTGGCGGGTCATCCCCAGTGACGATCACCAGCCAGGCCACCACGACGGGCGTGGGTGTGCCGGTGAAGATCGCCAGCACCCTGGACCGCAATGTGGTGAAGAACTTGTCCAGCACGGCAGGCCTCGACACGTCCACCCTCTATGAGGTGCTGGGGCAGGGCATCCCGGCGGGTGCCACCGGCCAGTTTGATGGCACCGACAAGATCGTGATGCTGACGGAAGCCACCGTGACGGGTCAGGCCGTTCCACTGTCGATCAGGAAGGGGGTCACCTACCCTGATGGCGGTCCATTTGACCCCACGGTCCACCTGCGCAAGGATGAGCAGCTGGTGAGCCTGGAGATCATGCAGAGTGAGGGTGACTTCGCGACCCTCTCCGTCACGATCCAGAACCCCCGTGTGGGCCTTCTTGGCGGAGCTCGGCAGAGGTGGTGCTGGCTGTCGTGGGACGATGGTTCTGTGGTACACCCACTTCTCCACGGGCGTCTGGTCGGTGTCCCTGCGAACTTCCAGTCAGAGGTGATCACTCTTGAGTTCATCGCGCGGCCTGAGGACTACTTCGCCCAGAAGGCGGCACTGGCCCGGGGCATGAGGGACCTTCCGCACTGGGACCCGGTGTGGCTGATCGAACATGTGGCAGATGACGACACGGTGCTGGAGGCCCGCACGCAGGACTTCCACATAGACCGGGTGACCCTGGAGGTCACCACCTCGGACATCATCTCGGGTGAGGATGGAACCCTGGAGCTGAGTGAGGCCCAGAGCGTCTACAGCGAGGTGCATGTCAGCATACTCCAGTCACCACTTCGGCGGGTGAACGTCACGGCCAACGTGGAGTGGGACCAGGCTGCTGAGGGCGACGTTGACCTGACGGATGCGCTCTGGGGTGCCTTCCAGGCAGTCGGGTCGGCGGGACCTTGGCCACTCATAACCTCATTCACGGGGGATGGACTGTTCACGAGCTGGCCCCAGCCACTGACCTCAATCGGGGGTGGGTGGGAGGTTGGACTGAACTCCGTCATTGTGCCGGCTGACTGGGTGAATTCCAAGAGGTATGCCGTCAAGTACCTCGACAAGTCAGTTGAGGCCAAGGCCACACAGGACAAGACATCCACGGGCACCATCACGACCTATGAGCCTCCGGTGATACCCACGCGGGGAACCATGGTGGCGGCAGGCTGGAAGCTGATGGATGTGGACTTTGAGATGGGGGTCTACTCCATCTTCTTCGAGGCCCACTACTCGGCCAGCCGGAAGAGGAGCGAGGTGGTCACGTTCAGCCTGGAGGCGGATGTCCAGGCCGTGCTGACTGAGCCCGGGGCGATGGAGGAGGAGAACCTCTCATTCAGCTCCAGCTTCGTCTCACAGCCAGTGGACCTGGGCGGGGCCACCCCGATAGGCGACGTTCGCCGCAACAGCTACTTCAAGACCGACCGGGGGCAGCAGTCATTTGAGTTCCTGGTGCTGCTGGCCCGGGCGAAGCTGCTGGCGCGAGCGCGAGCGGTACAGGTGAGGTTCGTGACTAGCTGGGCCGTGGCTGTGGACATCTCCTGCCGCATGAACGTCACCCTCGCTGACCGGCGGTTCCCGGGGGGCTCAGTCACTGGGAAGGTGGTGGCCTACAAGCTGGTGCTCGACCAGGGCACCATGAGGTCAGAGGTCACGATTGGGTGCACAGTGGGGCATGGCACAAGCGTTGTGGAGGAGGCCGGCGTTCCCGTCTATGTTGACGAGGGGTACGTGGTGGATGGGTACCAGGTTGAGAAGGGTGGGAAGGTGGTCTCACAGACCGGAGACATCACATTCCAGCCGTTTGATGACTTTGATGTGATCGACGATGATGGGGTGGACTTCTTCAACATGGAGCCATCCACGGTGCTGAGGGGCATCTCAGTGCTGGGTGGACTGACTGAGCAGCGGCAGGCCATAGATGCAGACCTGAAGCTGCCCAAGCCCAACCCTGTGGCCGCACTGAAGAACACCCCCACCCGCGTCGTGATGGACCTGATCCCAGTCACTGGGGGTGACTTCCTGTCATTCTTCAATGTGCTGGTGGACAACATGGCCGTGCCCAAGACGATAGACCTGGAGGCGTGATGCTTGAGGCAATAGTCCGTCCATGGCAGAACCCGGGGGCACTGGCCACCCAGAGGATCGTGTCATCGAACCGGCAGGTCAGCGCCGGGGTCGCAGAGCTGATCTGGGGACAGGCAGGCGGCATGCCCACGCCTGTGGCCGAGGAGGTCCAGACCGGCGGCGGCATCAAGACGCTGGCCTGCTGCAAGGACGTCAACACCGAGCAGGACAGGCAGACCGAGAAGGTCAAGGTGACCAACCCGAATGATCCAACCCAGTTTGTGATCGTGGAGCGCGTCACCCAGATCGCCTTCGGCCTGGACCGCACCAACGTCTGCTTTGGTGAGTCGAGTGAGACGGCTCGCGCCCTCGCCGAGTTCGACGCCAGCTTCGACACGGGCACTACCGGCACCGAGAAGCCGGGGCAGTGCAAGGCCAGCTTCACACTGAAGAACCACTGAAGTGTCTGACCCCCCCGTTGAGGGCAGTGATGCCCGCCCAGTGAGCTTGGACCCGTTCCAGAACATCGTGGAGGTCCACTGGGGGAAGGCGTTTGCGAGGCTGGAGGTTGACTACCCTGCGGACATACAGTTTGACTTCTCAGTCACCACGACAGTCACTGAGAGGCACTATGACCCTGGCCAGGTGATAGACCCTCGACAGGGAGTGGATGACACTGCTCCGCTGATCGAGGTCCAGTTCAATCAGCCCAACCCAGTGGACCAGCACACGGTGCAGGGGCCTTACATCTATGATGGTCTGTTTGCTGACCCAGTGGCATTTGTGAACCCGGCGATAGTGGTGGTTGACCCGATTGAGAGGTTTCGGAAGCAGGACCAGGACCGCTGGGACGCGGCGGTGGCCCTCTTCAACTCGCAGCAGGTAGAAGCATTCAATGCGGCGGTGGCCCTCCAGCCGGGCATCGTGGATGCAGCCAAGAGGCGTCACCCGGATGGGGTCATAGTCTACACCAGGGACCTACGTCTGGTCCTCCCGGAACCTCATGGTGGGTGGGGGACTACTTCTGTGACCTACCTGCCGGCGGGGCAATGGATCACGGGAGGAGGAATTGGTGGGGGCACGTTCGAGACATTCACGCACCCAGACTATGAGCTGTGGGTCACTCAGGAAGGTGTCTGGCCATACTTCCTCCAGCCGATACAGGTCGGTATCACCTACATCAAGTATTCATCCCAGACCTTAGAAGGCCGGAACAGGGACACCTACATGGTAAGCCTGAATAACCTCAAGGAACAGGTGGTCATAGTCACTTTGGACAAGTCTACCAGAGAAACTAACTCAGAAGTTGAACTAGATTACTTCTCTGGAGGAGGGGTCTATACTGCCGGGGCGCTCAGAGTGTTGACCTCGGATGATCCGAATGAGATCAAGACCACGAGGAAGATGGATGGCCGCGCGCCGGTTGGCACAGTGCTTGCCCGGTTTGACCGCTCGGGGTTTGTCTGATGGTTGACCTCGTCTTCCGCACTGATGATCCGTCTCGGTGGGGGACGGGCCTGGGCACCAACCTTACTGCTGCCCAGCTGGATACCAACTTCTGGAACATCGCTCAGGCGATCCTGGCGCTGCAGTCTGATCGGCCGCAGCCGAATGGCATCTCGGCGATTGACGTGGTGGATGAGACCAAGATCAAGTTTACCCTCCAGGATGGCACAGTTCTGGGTCCACTGCCCCTGCCTGTCCTGGAGTTCCGCTGGCGCGGTGAGTATGGGTTCCCGACCCTCTACACGACCCTGGATGTGATCACGGTGGAGGGCAAGGGCCTCTTCCTTGTGCTCCAGGACCACAACACGACCGGGGCATTCAACCCAGACTTGATGATCGGGGGCAACCCAGCATACCTCAAGATGCTGGGTGTGGACCCGCCGAGCGACTTGAGCTATGACGTTGCGTTCTACTATCCCGGGCGGCTGTCGGACGTCACTGCCACGTATCTCTTCCAGTACCCTGCCCTGAGACACCTTACGGTGGATGGGACAGGGGTGGACCACCACATTGCCTACCTCCAGGAGGCACCGGTGTCGGTTGACCAGGTCATGACCATCTACCTCGATGATGGGGCTGTGGGCACGGTGACGGTGCTGGCGGGGGAGACGCTGGGGACAGTTGTGATAAGTTCCGACCTGGTGGACATCCCGGTTGGGCAGCGCCTTGCGGTGGGACCGCCGGCAGCGGCAGACGCGGTGGCAGCGGGCCTCTCAGTGGGCATCATCGCGAAGAGGGTGATTTGAGTTGCCCCTCCACTTCACCATAGTTCCTCAGGTCAAGCCTGTACTGGACCCCACTGACCTGGCGCCGAGAACGTTTGCGAACAGGTCGGTGTTCCCCAGGGGAACGAGGATCGAGGCTGACGGAACCATCACCCTGACCCGGGTGATCAACCTGAGCACGTTTGGGCACCACAGGATAACGACGGGCGCGGACCTCGACATCCTCCCGTCACGGGTGGTCAACACCAGCACCTTCCCGACCGGGACCGAGGTGTCTGAGTCACCGCCCGATGGCGCCATAGAGCCGTCACGGGTGGTCAACACCAGCACCTTCCCGACCGGGACCGAGGTGTCTGCTTCTCCTGCGGATGGGGCCTTGAGACCATCCAGGGTGGTCAACACCAGCACCTTCCCGACCGGGACGGTTGTGACTGAGGATGATGATGGCGGCCCGATTGGCATCAGCCCAATTGGCAGTGACCCCATCTAGGAGCTGAGGCATGGTCCCATTCCGCAAGGCTGAGCGCGTTCGGGAGGTGGTCACAGACACCGGCTCTGCCCTGGTGGTGAACTTGGGCGGTGCGACCCTCCAGTGCCGCAGCTTTGTGGCTGGGCTCCTGACCCCCTTTGGAGAGGGTTCGCCGGGTGACCAGGTGGACACCTCCTATGTCCTCATCTCGGGGGATGGCACGAGCTGGGAGAAGGGGCGAGGCCGGGTGACGGCGGGGGCACCGAGCACCTTCTCACGTGACACAGTCGAGTTCTCCACGAACAGCAACGCGAGGATCGTGCTGTCTGGCACCAGCCGAATCTGGTGCTACCACGAGGCCCTGGACGGCTTCTACTCAACCCTGGTGGTGGAGCACGAGGGTGCAGGCAAGATCGAGCTGAGGAACTACATCAACGGAGTCACGGGAAGCTATGCTGACATCGCACTGGAGGGTGCTGACGGCACGATCCGGTCACCGACCTACCTGCTCACGGGGCAGCGCCTCGGTGGGGTGACGTTCTATGGATGGGATGAGACCGACAGTGGGTGGAAGATCGGCGGCTCGATGATCTGCGAGGCCGCAGAGAACTGGTCTCACTCGGCGCGGGGCACCATCGTAAGGTTCAGCATTAACCCCACTGGGGCAGTGGGCGACCAGTGGCTGGCGACCTACAACACCCACTTCACCATAACGAACAGCGGCCACACAGCGACCACGAACGTCAACAGCACGAATGAAGCCATCATCGGGACCTCGCTCAACAGCAGTGGCCTGAAGTACTTCGAGATGTTCTGTGGGTCCTCGGGAGCAGACTTCAGCTTTGGCATAGCGCGACCGACCCACCTGAACTCAGACCGCATCGGCACCGAGGCGTCCGGTGGCGCCAAGAGTGTTGGCCTGAAGTGCGGGGTGGGAAGCAATGGCGACTGGTACCTGAATGGTACCATGACACACTCTGGGGCAACGTCTGGTCCCAACAACGAGTGGATTGGTCTGCTGTGGGACCTGACCAGTGGGTATGCCCTCTGGAGGAAGACATCAGCACCAACCGTCTGGTACGGGAACAACAGCAACCTGGGTGACCCGTCCAGCATAGCCACCCACGGGTTCCCGTTCACCCCGTTCAGTGCTGACCTGGCCATGGCCTTCAGCAGCAACCAGAACGGGATTGCTGAGTCAACGATCATGAACGCGGGTGGGAGCGCCTTCCAGGCAGCCCTGCCCTCAGGGGCGTCGGCGTGGGACAGTGGCGTTGACGCCATAGGCATCCTGGAGATGTGGTCCGATGGCGGCATGAGCGTCGGCGGGCTCACGTCAGAGGGACTGGGCACCCTGAACTTCCATGGCTTCTATGTGGACGGGGTTCCCGTGGCTGTCACGGGGTCGATCACCCTGGACAGCCTGTCTGACGTCACGATCACCTCGGCAGCCACCAGTGACTTCCTCGCCTGGAGCGGCACCCAGTGGACCAACCGCACACACATGGCAGCCACTGCCCTCCTGGATGTGATGGTTGGAGACAGCGGGTCGGGCGGAACGAAGGGCCTCGCACCGGCTCCCGGCGCTGGAGATGCCGCAGCCGGCAAGTACCTCGATGCTGCTGGGGGCTACTCGGTGCCGTCTGGCACGGGCACGTCAACCCTGGCGGGTGCGACCGACGCAGCGATCACCTCCCCCGCTGAGGATGATGTGCTGGTCTACACTTCTGCGAAGTGGACCAACAAGCGACCCAAGTATGTGCTGTCACCGTCCATGTCCGGGGTGCTGACTGCCAGCCAGCAGATCATGTACCACAGGTTCGCCAAGGCAGTCACCATACCGGCGAACTTTGGATCATACCTGGGGTTGAGCAGCCAGGCAGGTGGCACTGCCAACGCCACAGCGAGCACTGTCATCAGTGTGGACAAGGCAGCGACTGCCACGCCGAACTCATTCAGCAATGTGGGCACGATCACCATAGCAGCCGGCGGCGTCACACCGACCTTTGCCACTAGTGGCGGGGCAGCCGTCACCTTCGCAGCCGGTGACGTCATCAGGATAGTGGGGCCAGCTTCACCTGACGCGACCTTTGCTGGCTTCTATGCAACCTTGGTAGGATATGAAACATGACCGCACCCATCGTCTTCCGCTCGACTGACGCCAGTGCCCCTGTGCTCACGGGGCAGGCTGGATCGCTGGTTGCGCTGCTCCATGCGGTGCTGGTCGCGGGGTATGGGGCGGGTGCCCAGGCGGCAGGTGCGGGATGGACCAGTGCGTTCACCGCGACCAACAAGGAGGCCTACCGCAACTCGGCGACTGATGGAACGGGCTTCTACCTCAACGTGGATGACACGGGCACGGGGAACACTGCCAAGGAAGCCTTCGTGGTGGGCTTTGAGACCATGAGTGCCATCAGCACTGGCACCGGGCAGTTCCCCACATCGGGTCAGATCAACCTCACTGGGTCAGCCCCGGCGGGGGCACTTGTCTGTCGCAAGTCCAACACTGCGGATGCGACCGCAAGGGCCTGGACGATCATCGCAGATGACACGGTGGTCTATGTGTTCATTGAGACAGGTGACGTCACCTCGCCGACCTGTGCCCTAGCCTTTGCCTTTGGTGACATCTTCTCGTACAAGTCCAGTGACGCCTACCGGTGCATCATCATTGGCAACAACGCGGCGAACATCACCAACAACTTTGGGTTCTCGAACCCACTGGGAGGCCTGCTGACCCTCAGCAACTCAACCTTCCTGGCGAACACGATTGGCGGTCACTACATGGCTCGCTCCTGGACAGGCACAGGTGGTTCTGTGATCGTGGGCAAGCACATTGACCAGGCTAAGATGGGTGGCGGAACAGGTGGGGCAGGCACGGGCACGTCGGGCACGACCCTGATGACGGGCAACCAGGTCGGCATTGGCAGGAACACCCTGTCAGCGAACATCTTCCCCTACCCCAATGGGCCGGATGGCGGCCTGTACCTCTCACCGATCTGGATACACCACAACAACGCCATCCGAGGCTACCTGAAGGGCCTCTGGGCGCCACTCCATGACAGGCCGCTGAACCACAACGACACCTACAGTGGAACGGGTAACATGAGCGGCAAGAGCTTCCTGGTCCAGAACATCCCGGTTGCCACGTCAACGAACAACCAGGATCAAGGTCAGATACACATCGAGACTTCGAACACCTGGAGCTAGTCCATGGCGGCGACCACCTGGGACCCAAACAACAAGGCTGCCGGCATAACCCTGTCAGGCAGCAACCTGGTTGCGACCGCCGCGAGCGGGACCAACCCGGGGGTGTTCGCGACCCGGGCACTCAGTGGGCCGTCCTATTGGCAGGTCACGGCAACGACCATTGCCTCAACGATGTCCATCGGCATCGCCAACCGCAGCTGGAACAACGCGAACAGCCTGTTGGTGGGCAACGACGCGAATAGCCTGGGATGGCTGAACAATGGCACGGTGAGGCAGAACAACGCCACCCTGGCAACCATCGCGACCTATGTCCAGGGTGATGTGGTCGAGGTGGCAGTGAACCCCCAGGCCCGGCTGTTCTGGGGAAGGGTCAACGGAGGCAACTGGAACAATGACGTGATCGCCAACCAGAACCCGGTCGGCAACGTGGGTGGCATTGACTTCTCGGGCATGGCGTTCGGGACATTGCTGCCAGCCTTCGCCGCGTCCACGACCACGGGTGCGGGCACCGCAGTGTTCACCTCTGGGTTCGCGCACACGGCACCCACGGGCTACCTCTCAGTGGACACGAGCGCAGCGGTCAGCATCGCAGCCGAGATAACGGGCAGTGGTGCGACCCATGACGGCCCAGCTCGCCAGGACCCTGTGTCGATTGCCAACCAGAGGACGCCATGGTTGGGGGGCTATGGATCGCTGTCTGGGTCACTGAACATCGCAGGCAACATGAAGGAAGCTGGGGTTGCAGTGTCGGGGCGGCGGGTGCTGCTCTTCGACCGGGCGAGCGGTGAGAAGGTGGGTGAGGTGTTGACTGATGGGTCAGGGAACTTCACCATGCCTGCCCTGGGCAGGGCGAAGACCATAGTGGTGGCCCTCGATGGAACCACATACAACGCCCAGGTGTTTGACAACGTGGTGCCGCTGTGACGTACACCCCACCGGCGGGCAACGCAGTGGACTTCAACGCGTCAGGGTCCTACACCCCACCGGCGGGCAACGCAGTGGACTTCAACCTAACCAACCCAACCCCAGCGACGAACGTCTCAGTCTTCGTCATCACAGGATAGATCGCAATGGCCAACCATGTGTATCCGAAGTACAAGAAGGCCTCCATGAGTGGCGGGGCGAATGTCAACCTGCTGACGGGTTCCGTCAAGGTGGTGCTGATCGACGAAGGCACCTACACCTACGATGCAGCCCATGAGTTCCTGTCGGACATCCCCAGTGGAGCCCAGCTGGCAATCTCGGGTGCCCTGACCAGCAAGTCAGTCGGTGACGACGGGGCCTTCCACAGTGCCAACGGTCGGTTCGACCCGCTCACCAGCGTGTCTGCTGAGGCCCTTGCCCTGTTCGTGGACAGTGGCACCCCGTCCACGTCGCGACTGGTCATGTTCCAGGACACTGATGTGGTTGGCCTCCCGGTCACGCCGGCTGGGGCAGCCTACAACGTCATCGTTGACCCCACGGGGTGGTTCATCATGTGAGGAGTTGAGTCATGTCCACACTGCCGAAGGACTTCCGGGGCGCAGCTCGTCTGCTCCAGCCGGAAGACATCACCCGCGAGGCCGCACTGCTCCAGTGCACGACCGCGATCATACACGCCTTCAGTGACATCGAGAGTGCGGGTGGCGGCTTCATCCCGGGGGATGGACGCCTGAAGATACTGCACGAGGCCCGCATCTTCCACCTCAAGACGCAGGGCCGGTTTGATGAGAGCTACCCCAACCTCAGCTCGCCGGTCTGGGACCGCTCGCTGTACGGGGCCGGGGGCACACACCAGTGGGACCGGTTCCTCCAGGCCTACACCCTGGACCCGGATGCGGCCCTCCAGAGCTCCTCCCTGGGCAGGTACCAGGTGATGGGGATGAACTTTGCGATGCTGGGCTACTCCAGCGCCTCAGAGATGTGGGCTGACTATGCCGACAGTGAGGACGCGCACCTCAGGGGGTTTGGCAGCTTCATCAGGTCGGCAGGCCTCCTAAGGGCACTGAGGTCCGACCCGCCGGGGTTTGTTGACCTGGCAGTGGGCTACAACGGGGCCGGCGAGCGGGCGAATGGGTATGATCAGAAACTGGCGACGGCGTTCTACCACTATGCTTCGGCAGGCGAAGGGGCTATACCGTCTCCGCTGGCCGCGAGCGCGAGCACTGAGCAGCCGGGCGCAGAGCCACTGCCGCCTGTCCATGCGGCCGGGAGGGTGCTGAGGGTCGGGATGACTGGGGATGACGTGAAGAGGCTCCAGGCCGCACTCGGCACCTCGGCTGACGGGGTGTTTGGCGCACAGACCGAGGCAGCAGTCGAGGCATTCCAGGATGCCCACCAGCTGACGGTGGATGGCATCGCTGGACCCGCAACCAAGGCAGCACTGGGGGTTTAGAATCATGACCTCATCGAGCATCCACCTGGGGTCACCGGGTGTGCGCCTCGCCACCGATGAGGTGGAGGGGGTCCACACCCTCAAGATGACTCCTGATGCACAGTCACAGAGCGTGCTGATCGCGAGTGGGTCTTCGCTGTCCGCCTCGGTGGACTTTGGGAGCAGCAAGAGCCTGGTGGGCGTCGGCATGTCGGCTGCCTGGACAACAGCGGGTCTCACCTTTCAGGTCAGTGTCGATGGCGGAGTGACCTGGCTGGAGTTCTATGACGGAGGTGGGGATGAGCTTCTGCTGACGGTGTCAGCATCTCAGTACGTCCGGGTGGACCCGTCCACCTTCCTGGGGGTGAGCAAGATGAAGGTGAGGTCGGGCACCAGTAGCGTCCCGGTCAACCAAGTAGCTGACCGCACCCTGACCCTGATCCTGCTCTGAGGAGGCATGAAAACAATGAGACGCCTGCTTCTCGCGGCTGCCCTGGTACTGTCTGTTGCTGGTGCTGCTTGGAGTGCTACGGGGTACACCAACGTTCTTGCGGCGCTGAATGCCATTGCTGCTGCACTCGGCACTCCGATGCAGGCGAGCGGGGGCAGTGTCACGGCCAACGCTGGCACCAACTTGAACACCTCGGCGCTGGCCCTGGACACGACGGTTGGCACCACGAACACGGACATCGGACCACCCGGTGCGACTGCTTGTGCGACTGACAACGGGTCCTGCAGCCTCAATGCCCTGCTCCAGCGCATAGCCCAAAGGGCCACGTCAATCCTGACGGCACTTGGAACACCCATGCAGCAGACCGGTGGCACGGTTGGTCTGGTGGCTGGGTCAGCAGTTGTTGGTCACATCATTGATGACACGGGGTGTAACGGTGCCACCGCAGCCAACACGTTCACCACGCCGATCAACAATGCCGGGTCAGCGACGGCGCAGAAGATCATCACTGGCGTGACCGCTCAGAAGATTTACATATGTGCGATCAACATAGGACCAGTCGGTGGGGGTGAAAACCTTGCCTTGGTCGAGGGCACAACCACCACGAACCCCTGCGACACGTCCACTCTTGGATTGGCTGGTGGCGCGACGGCGGCGACGGGCTGGATACTCCCGACGAATGGGGGTCTGGCTTACGGGAACGGTCGAGGACTAATCGCCAAGACAACCGTGAATGCCAACCATGTCTGTCTGTTCTACTCGGCGGCTGTCCAGGTGTCGGGAGTGATCACATGGGCCCAGTTCTGAGGTGCATTGCACTCGCGCTCGCGCTCTTCTCACTCACTGCTGAGGCACGGGCGCAGCTCACCCTTGTGGGTGTAGGCAAGGTCACACTGTCTGTGGCCTGTGGTCACGGGTCCCAGGTGCTGCCCTTCACGGGCACCGGCTCAACGAACCTGACCTGGAAGAACAACACCGGGTGCACGACCCTTACGAACGTTGAGACCATTGGCGCGGGCGCGAGCGGGGACCACATCGCTCCTGGTACAGGTGCAGGTGGGGCAGGTGGGTCCTACTCAGCCATTGTCAACCTCACGGTTGTTGCTGGGACCTCATACACATATAGGAATGGCAAGGGTGGAAGTGGCGCGGCTGGGTCAGGAGGGGACGCCTGGTTCAACGGCACAACCTGTGCTGGGGCCTCGGTCTGCGCCAAGGGTGGCGGCAGTGGTTCGACAAGTGTCGGCACCACCAAGAATGCTGGTGGGGCAGGCGGCGCTGGATCGGGAAGCCCTGCCCCAGGTGCAGGTGGAGGAGGCGGAGGTGCTGGGGGTCCATCGGGGGTTGGTGCGGCTGGTGGCACGAACGGTGGAACTACCACAGGTGGAGGCGGCGGCGGTGCTAATGGCGGCAGCGTGGGTGCCAACGGCAGTGACGGGGTGTCGGGTGGAAGCGGTGGGAATGGGCCGGGCGGCACGGGCGGTGGTGCTGGTGGAGGGTGTACATTAAACAATGGGGGCAGCGCAACCAGTCCCGGTGCAGGTGGCGGTGGAGCCTGTGAAACTGGACTGGTGACTGACGTCAATGGTGGGGCTGGAGCAGCAGGCACTGAGTTTGATGCTCTGAATGGGTCGGGCGGTGGAGGCGGTGGCTTCGCCACATTTGATGGTAGCGGCGGTGCTGGTGGGGCGGGAACGGGAGGCAAGTGTGGCGGAGGTGGTGGTGCTGGACCCTTTGCACTGGGGGGCAATGGGTGCATCAAGGTCACCTTCTGAAGAACCTTTGTAATCAACTTGAAAGGTAGAAAAAGTCATGAACCGAACTTCAAGTGCTCTCGCGCTGGCCTCTGCCCTTGCACTGGCCGCATGCACAGGCAGCGACCCCGTGACGCCAGCCACTGATGCCCAGGTGGCGGGGGTGATGGGTAGGATCAGCAGCATCGACGCGGCGGTGAATGCCGGCTGTGCCGAGGCCCTCCCCCTCGCGGGGATGACCCGCTTGATCCCGAAGGTGGGCAACTATGTCGCTGCGGGGGTGACAGTCGGTTGCAACACCGCAGCGGGCATCGCCAGGCTGAGAGCCGACCCGTCAAGTGCTGCCTGGCTGGGCCAGCAGGCGCAGATCATGAAGGGTGCGCTCGGGAAGCGGTGAACCTGACTGGCTCCGGCCACGGAGGAGCCAAGGGTCTGGGGCTGGTCTGTAGGGTTGTGTGGTCGGAGGAACAGGCATTCCTCCGGCCATGGGAGAGGCTCTTGTCTATCTGGCATCGGATCGAGCGGTTCCTGGGACATGGCCGCGCCCTTGAGACGTTCCTGACCCTGGTCACGTTCCAGTTCTGGGTGATCCTGGTCTTCTCCCCATGGAGGCCGCACATCATTGCCCTCCAGGATGTGCCCCTGTCTGACTGGGCCATATCCGTGCCATTCCTGGTGTCCTGGGCTCCGTCAAGTGTGGGCCTGTTCCTGAACGCCTGGGGTTTTGAGGCATCGAGGTACTTTCGGATCGTTGGCGCGTCGGCGGGCATGACGGTCTGGTTCTACATCCTGACGAAGAACTGCCTGGTGGGGTACTGGTTTGCGGGAGTGAACCCATGGTGCACCATGGGGATACTGTCGTCAGCCTGGATCATCCACCGGGGGATGCTTGGCCTGCCACGCCCAGGGGCACCCGGAGAATTTTGAGATGGGCATGACCGGAGAGCATGGTCCGACTATCATCGCGGTGGTGCTGTCTGTGCTGCTGTCTGGCCTGGTCACATACGTGACGACCCGGCTCAGCGCGGGCCGCACCGCGTCGGTTCGGGCGGCAGACCAGGAGATCATGACCCGGGCTCAGCTGGTTGAACAGATGCAGCGCCGCATCACCGAGCTGGAGCAGCGCCTGGACGCAGCCCTGCAGCGCGAGCGCGAGCTGGCCGAGCGCTACCGCAGTGACTCAGATGCCCAGGAGTCACGCTACAGACATCTGACCAGCGGTCTGGTCATGTATTCACACATCCTCAAGGAGATCATGCGCAAGAACAATCTGGAGGTCCCGCCGTTCGAGGGGTGGGAACGCTTCTACAAGGAAGGTGGAGGCGTTGTTCCAGAGTGGATCCAGGGGCAGAGCTGTTGAGGAGAAGTTCTATGGCGTCCCCTTTCCCAGCCTGGACGGACCCGAGTGAGAACGTCAAGGCTCTGAGTGAAGCTGCATCGAAGCGACAGGATGACCTGCGTGATGAGAGCCGGCGATACTTTGAAAACAACCTCGGATATGTCCTTCAGATCATCCAGATTCGTGCGGAGCATGCCACCGAGATAACCCGGATGCATGGGGCACATGCCCTGGAGATGCGGACGGCGGAATCCGCTCGTCTAGATTCTATCAGGCAGGTGGATGTCACGGCGGTTCGAACAGAAGCATCTCGCGCCCTGGAGGCCATCCAGACCTTGGCAGCCACGTCGGCCAGGGATGCTGAGACGCTGCGAAACCTGGTTAACACCACAGCACTGTCAACAGCAGCGGGGACGGCGGACACGGTCAAGCAGATAGTGGAGCGCATCGCTGCGCTAGAACGATCCAGCTATGAGGGTGTTGGGAAGCAGCGCGTGGCAGACCCGATGATGGAGAACTTGCTGATCGAGGTCAAGGCACTCCAGCAGGCCCGCAGCCAGACGACAGGACATGGTCAGGGGATCGGGACCAGCTGGCATGTGTTCGCGCTGGCGGCCAGCCTGCTGGTCTCAGTGATCTCCGCTGGAACGGTGGTGCTGACCAGAACGTCAGCGCCTCAGGTCATATATGCCCAGCCAGCACCCGCACCCCACTAGATCAGCCACTCGCGGTAGTTGTCGCCATTGATCGCAGTGCTGATGTTGATCTTCTTGCGGATGATCTGCAGGAACTTCTCGTCAACGGTGCCAGCGGTCACCAGGTCCACGTATGTGACGGAGCCGGTCTGCCCGTCACGGTATGGCCTCGCCTCACTCTGGTCCCTCAGCTCCCAGTCGGGTGTGTTCGAGTAGTACACCACCAGGTTCGCCACCACCCACGTGTTGCCGCGCCCCCCGGCTCCCTCAGTGGCCACCATGAAGCGGCACCGGGGGTCGGTCTTGAAGCGTGACTCATCCTCGCCACGGGTGCTGCGGTTTCCACCCCAGAACCGGGCGACAGAGCCGGGTCCATAGACCTTCTCCAGCTCGGCAGCGACCTTCAGGAGCGTGTGCTCATAGGTCACCCAGATGATCGCCTTGCCAGCGTAGTCCTCCAGCACGTTCAGCAGGCCGGCGGTGCGTCGTTCGGGGATGTCTCTGACTACACCCTCTTCGTCTGTGACGTGGCCGCAGAGCACCTGGTGGAGCCTCAGCATCTGGGTGATGACCGAGGTGGCCGTGACGTGGGATAACTCGCTGATCTGGGAGGTGGCATATTGACGGAGCTCGCGGTAGATGCGGGCCTGCTCATCGGTCAGGGGGATGTCGCGGCGGGTGTAGACCTTGGGGTCAAGGTCCAGGCACTCCTCCTGGAGCACCCTGTAGCTGTATGGGGCGATCTTCTCGTTCAGCTCTGGGATGTTGCGGTATGCCACCTCAGCGAGGAACGACCGCCCACCGTACTGCATGCGCTGGAGTACAGCATAGCGGGCGCGGAACCCATAGAAGGAGCGGAATCCCAGGATGCGCCAGTCCAGGAACTCGAACTGGCTGTACAGGTCCATGGGCGAGCGCGGGGCCACGAGGCCAGTGAGGAGCCGGCGCACCCGGGCGAGGTGTCCCAGCTTCTGGACCGCGACGGTCCTGTCAGCGGTGGGGTTGCGGATTGTGGGTGACTCATCTACCGCAGCCATGGCCCCGTGGACGCTGGACCGGAGGAACTCCTCGCAGGCCTCGCGTGCCTTCTTCACGGAGCTCATGGCCTCGATGTTCATGACCAGCACGCGGGGTCGGTCCCGGCAGGCCAGCATGGCATCCATCTGGCGCTTCCACTGGACCCCACCACCCGACACCCAGGGCACGCACACCATGCGGTCATGGATGGCTGGGTCCAGGTGCTTCAGGAACTCGCTGGGTTCGTCAGGTGACCGGGTGAGGTCCCAGTTGCGGTAGCATCCGGCGGGTGCCCAGATCAGCAGGTCACTGAGGTCACGGGCCTCAACCCGTTCGCCCCACTCATCCACTATCACCTTGGACTTCCCGGTCCCCATGTCCATGAGCAGGGCAAACACGTCCTCGCTAGATGGGCTGGTGGGCTTCCCAGCTATCCTGCGGCGAGCCTCAACCTGGTGTGCACGAGGCTGAGTCCTGGGTCTGTATGTCATGAGTATTCGTCCCCTTGAGCTTGGGCGGAGGGGCTGATGACGACCCCTCCGCCCTGTCGCGGCCAGCAGCTGATTCGGGGACGAAGGCTTGCCAGCACGCCTATACTTCGGTTGCCCAGTCAGAAAGTAAAGTGCTAAGGTATCCTTGGTGGCGATCTTTGCACTTTACTTCACGACTGGCGCAGTCGATGGTAAGCGGTCACAGCAGAGGGGACGACTGTTGGACGTTATGGACCTGGCAGCTGCGCCTGCCCCATCAGAAGATAAGCTGACGGTGATCCGCACGATGGTTCGCGAGGTGCGTGACCTGACCTTTGAGGTGAAGAGCCTGGAGGAGCGCATCGACGAGAAGAACAAGCGGATCACTCATCTGCGCACCAAGGCGCTGGTGGACATGTTCATGGAGGCCAAGATCAGCCGCCTGGACATCGAGCCGGAGGGCAACATGCCAGGCTACACGGCGGAGAGCAAGCCCTACTATGCCGCCAACATCGCGGTGGACTGGGAAGCCGAGCGGCGCCAGAAGGCCTTCGACTGGCTGGACGCCAACGGCCATGGCGACTTGATCAAGACTGAGATTGTGGTCCAGCTCCCGCGCGACCAGCGCCGCAAGGCCGCACAGGTTGAGAGATACCTGGCACGCTATGGATACCCCAGCTTCCGCCGGCTGAGCGTGCCCTGGAACACCCTGACCGCATGGCTCAGGGAGCAGGTCGAGAAGTACCAGAAGACCCCACCTCTGGACCTGTTTGGCGCGACGGTGGGGATGACAGTGAACCTCAAAGAGAAGGTGAAGAAATGAAAGCGACGGCAAGCAGGACCAAGGACGAGCAGGTGCCACCGAGCGGTGGTGAGGTGGTTCCGATCAGGCAGGGTGCGGTGCCAGCCCCGGCGGATGTCGCTGAGCTGCTGGAGAGCACAGCCGGGCAGGGGGTGTCCACCCTCCAGGAAGACAACCTCGTCCCGCTGGTCTATGTGCTCCAGGCCCAGAGCCCACAGACCCTGAAGCGCAACCCGGCCTACATTGACGGTGCCGAGGCCGGCGGCATCTGGCTGCGCAACGCGGCGGACCCGGTAGTGCCCGGGGATGAGGGCATCCTCTTCCAGCCCTGCTACTTCAGCAAGGACGTGGTTGAGTGGAAGTGGCCGCGTGAGGTCGGCAGCCAGGGCGGCTTCATTGGTCGCCATGACTTCCGCGAGGGCGAGGACATCACTGCCCTGGCCGAACGCCTCGGTGCCGAGAAGAAGGTGGACCCGCGCAACCCCAACACCTTCAGCTGGGTCATCGACGGCAAGAGCGAGCTGATCGAAACCCGCTACCACACCGGCTTCGTCATCCGCGAGGGCCACAACCCGGCACCATTCGTCATACCGCTCAGCAGCACCGGGCACACGTTCAGCCGGACGTGGATGTTCAAGATGAACCAGAAGCTGACGCCCAGCCGCAAGATCGCCGCGAGCTACGCATACCTGTACCGCCTCAAGACGGTGTTCAAGAGCAACGCCTCCGGCGAGTGGTACATGTTTGACGTGGACGACGGCACCCCCGTCTGGGTCCACTACAGCGACCCGAACGACTACCAGGAGGCCCTGCTGCGCGGCAGGGACCTGGCCGTGGCCTTCGAATCGGGAGCCAAGCAGGCTGCCGCGCCGGACGAATCGGCGGCGGGCCGCAGCGCGCCGGACACGACAGCCGCCGAACAGGCCATCTGATCAGGGGTGGTCCCGCCCTGGCCGGCTGGAGGTGCGCTGACAGCCAGTCATCCTCCGGTGGACCAGGGCGGGCGCAAGTCCGAGCACATGGGGCCACTCTGATCCTGCCGCTATGCGACAGACAGCCACTGCCAAGAAGATGATGGAGTTGTTCACTGGGCTCAGCGGGGTCCATGGAACACATGGCGTGCCCGACCGCGAGGGCCTGAAGTGGGGGATCAAGCGAACAGCCAAGACACTGCGTGAGCCGGTGACTGTGGAGCTGTGGGTTGCGCACCTGGAGGGTGAGCGACCGCTGGGTGTGGTCCCCATACGTGAAGATCACTCGTGCTACTGGGGTAGCATCGACGTGGACCAGTACGACATCAACATGGTCGAGCTGGTCAAGAAGGTGGCGGCAGCCAAGCTGCCACTGGTGCCGTGCATGTCCAAGTCGGGTGGTCTCCACCTGTTCCTCTTCCTCAGTGAGCCGGCACCTGCCATCATGGTGCAGGCGGTGCTGAGGGACATCGCAGCCAGCCTGGGCCTCGCCGGCAGCGAGATATTCCCCAAGCAGACCCAGCTGCTGCTGGACCGGGGTGACGCGGGCAACTGGATGGTCATGCCCTACTTCGGCGGCACCTTCGGCGGCAAGCTGAAGGAGCAGGTGGGCCTGAAGAGGACCGGGGCCTCGATGACCGTCACCGAGTTCATCGCCATGGCAGACGAGTGCCGGCAGACCCTGCAGCAGTTCGAACAGCTGGGGAACCGCCGGGCACCCAATGCCAAGCATGAGCCAGGCCCGTTCGAGGATGGCCCGCGATGCCTCCAGCACATGGCCCGCGAGGGCTTCCCAGAGGGGTCACGCAACACCTCGCTGTTCATGGTGGGGCTGTACCTCAAGCGCAAGTACCCCACGGACTGGAAGGACCGCATCGAGGCCATGAACAGCAACTTCATGCGCCCACCGCTGCCATCCGATGAGGTCCAGATCGCGGTGAGGAGCCTGGAGAAGAAGGAATATGAGTACACCTGCAAGACCGAACCCATGTGCTCGCACTGCGACGTGGCGGTGTGCCGGGGCCGGCGCTTCGGGGTCGGTGAGGCCGGCAGCTACCCCGTGATCAGTGGTCTGTCGAAGCTGGACATCCCTGAAGCTCCCATATGGTTCATCGACATAGACGAGGTGCGCCTGGAGGCCAGCACTGAGCAGCTCCAGAGCTTCCCCTTGTTCCAGCGCCTCTGCATGGAGCGGGCGAACCGCGCCTACCGGGTCATCAAGCAGTCAGACTGGATCACCCTGGTGGCTGAGGCAATGGCCAGGGTGGTAGTCATCGAGCCTCCCCCGGATGTTGGTGCCCCAGAGGCCTTCCGCGAGCTGCTTGAGGAGTTCCTCGTGGGGCGAGCGCGGGGCACCCGGCGGGAGGACCTGTTCGCCGGGCGACCCTATGAGGACGAGGACGACCACCGACACTACTTCCGGCTCAAGGACCTGGTGACCTTCCTGGTGCGCGAGGGTGCGCGCGAGGTCAAGCGTGGTGAGGTGACCCGGCGGCTGGAGAAGCTTGGGGGTGGCCCGGGGTTCTTCAACATCAAGATGAGGGGCACGAGCAAGGGGGTGAACGTCTGGTGGGTGCCCTCGGATGTGGTGCAGCAGACCCCTGAGCTGGAGGTGCCACCAATGCGAGGGCAGGTCATATGAGCGCGACCCGGGAATGTGGGGACTGGGTGTTCGAGTGTGACACCTGCGGCGACAACCTGGAGACAGGTGAGGCGGACTTCAGCGAGGCCTGGGTCCAGGCCCGGTCCGAGGGGTGGCGGGCCTTCCAGGTCGGCACTGAGTGGAAGCACGAGTGTGGAGACTGTGCATGAACTACACGGCGGGACTTCTCTTCCACCGGCGGAGCGTGATGCTGGTCCGGAAGAACAACCCTGCCTGGCAGCAGGGCCTGCTCAACGCTGTGGGCGGCAAGATCGAGCCGGGTGAGACCAGTGCCCTCTGCATGGAACGCGAGTTCACCGAGGAGGCCCGGCTGCCGGGCATCCCGTGGAGGCTGTTTGCCGTTGAGGAGGGTCCAGACTACCGGGTGGACTTCTACACCCACCGGGTTCCCGATGACGACCCACGACCCTTCCCACCGGTCGGCAACGACCGGGGCGAGATCATGGGGTGGGTGGAGCATGAACCCCTCCTGGCAGACCAGCTGTGCTGGAGTGATGGGACCCGGATGGATGTGGTGGGGAACCTCCGCTGGCTGGTGCCCCTGGCCATGGACTGGAGATTCGTCGTGTCGAGGTGCGTGACCGCGCACCGCATATCAGAAAGGCCCACATGGTGACCTACACGTTCGCAGAGCTGGAGCTGAGCCCAGCGGCATACTATGAGATCAGCCAGAAGATGCGTGCAGCCGGATGGGACCAGGCCTTCACCGGGCCAGGCAGTGCCATCGACATGCACGGCATCGGGGTGACATGCGGGTCCAGCCCAGAGCAGGCCCATGCCAGGCGGCTTGACCAGGTCCACCGCGCCCTGGAGGAGCGACGGGCGGCCATGAAGGGTAAGGGGTGGATCGGGGTGGACCTGGACGGCACCCTGGCCCACTGGGGCAGGTGGGTTGCCTTCGATGACATCGGTGAGCCCATCGAACCCATGGTGGACCGCGTGCGTGACATGATCGCAGAGGGGTTCGACGTCCGCATCTTCACGGCGAGGGTCCACACCGTTGGGCTGCGCTGGTGCCCGGTCCGCAGCCGGCACTACACCCCAGAGGATGCGGTGGCTGCGGTCCAGCAGTGGTGCCTCAGGCACATCGGCTGCATGGTGCCCGTGACCTGTGTGAAGGACGGTGAGATGATCGAGCTGTGGGATGACCGGGCGATCCAGGTGGTCAGCAACACGGGCCGCACCATCTATGAGGAGCTGGCGGCTGAGCTGGTGGCACTGAGTGGTGCCCCATGAGCGCACTGCCGAAGAACCGGACCGAGGCTCAGCGCCGGGGTTCCCGCATGTATGACAGCGGGAACACGTGCGAGCGAGGCCACCTCAGTCCACGCTACACGGGCTCAGGGTTCTGCGCAGCCTGCCTGCGTGAGGACTACTCCGACGTGACACTGAACGCCACGGGTCCTTTTGAGGGCACCGTTCCAGAGGGTCATGAGCCTCTGGTGGACAGGAGGACACTCCACTGACCGAGATCATCCTGGGTCCACCGGGCACGGGCAAGACCACCACCCTCCTCGGCATCGTGGAGGATGAACTGGCCGCCGGGGTGCCTCCCGACCGGATAGGCTACGTCAGCTTCACCAAGCGGGCAGCCCATGAGGCAGCCGAGCGGGCCTGCCAGAGGTTCAGCCTGTCCCACGTGGACCTGCCCTACTTCCGCACCCTCCACTCGCTCTGCTTCCGGCAGCTGGGCCTCAGTGGCGGCGACGTGCTGGAGGGCAAGAAGCTGATGACCGACTTCGCCCAGTATGCTGGCGTGCGCATCACGGGCAGGTTCTCAGAGGACGGCCTGATGTCCGGGTTCGAGATGGGCGACCGGATCATCTTCATGGAGAACCTGGCCCGAGTGCGCTGCGTGAGCCTGGAGGAGCAGTACAGGCTGGACAGTGACCAGCTGCCCTGGGTCCTCGTGAGCCAGGTGAGCCGCGCCCTGGCGACCTACAAGAGCGAGCACAACCTGATGGACTACACCGACATGCTGTCGGAGTTCGTGAGGTCGGGCATCGAGGTGCCCCTGGAGGTGCTGGTGGTTGATGAGGCCCAGGACCTGTCTAGGCTCCAGTGGGATGTGGTCTCAGTGCTGGCGCGCAAGGCCCGGCGGGTCTGTGTCGCGGGCGACGATGACCAGGCGATCTACCGCTGGTCCGGTGCGGACTCAGACCACCTGATCAGACTGGAAGGTGACTCCCGCGTGCTGGGGCAGAGCTACCGCGTCCCCCCGGCTGTCCAGGATGTGGCAGGCCGGATGGTTCCTCACATGGGGAACCGCCGGCAGAAGGACTGGGCTGCGAAGGTTGGCACCGAGGGGTCCGTGGGCTATGCCCAGAGGTTTGGGGACATTGACTGCGGGTTCCGCCTCACCGCATCGGGGGAGCCGGTGCAGGTGCTGGTGCTGGCCCGCAACACCTACATCCTCTGGGAGCAGGTCATCCCGCACCTGCGGCGCCAGGGCATCGTCTGGCACCACAATGACAAGCCATCGGTCAGCAGTGGGGTGCTCGGGTCCATCGAGGCCTGGGAGCGGCTGCGGCAGGGTGGGAGCGTGACCCTTCAGGTTGCCCGGCAGCTCTATGACCGCATGAGCAGTGGGGTCGGCGTCCGGCGGGGCTTCAAGGAACTCCACGTGTTTGATGACCGCGAGCGGGTCTGGGACGAGGAGCAGAACAAGCGACCGCGAGCCGAACAGGAGCCGTTCACTGTGACTAAGGCGGACCTCCACAGCGAGGGTGGCCTGCTGGTGGATGGGTTTTGGTTTGATGTGCTGGACCGGGTGCCGGCGGGCGAGCGCGAATACATCAGGACAGCCCTGGCGACGATCAAGCGGTCAGGGACCGAGGCCACACTGGAAAACCTCACCAAACCCAGGGTGCGCATATCCACCATACACGGGTCGAAGGGCGGTGAAGCAGACCGGGTGGTGCTGCTCAAGGAGATAGCAGCTCGCACCTTCCAGGAGATGCGGTGGGCCTCAGAGGATGAGGCCCGGGTCTGGTATGTGGCGGTGACCAGGGCGAGGGAGCAGCTCACCATCGTTGATTCCACGACCCCCCGTGCGTGTCCCTGGCTGTGAGCTACCACAGCCTCCCGTGCCGGGTGATCGAGGGGATGACCCGGGGCGAGTACGAGCGGCTGCGTGCTGAGCTGGTGGAGGAGGCGCTGGGCCTGTGCCCATACTGCGTGCAGCCGTTCCCGGTGGTGGTGCGCAACCAGTGGGCCCGTCCCCAGGCCACCGTTGAGCACATAGAGCCAAGGTCCAGGGGTGGCACCGACCAGAGGAGCAACCTCACGGTGGCATGCTACTCCTGCAACAGCTCCAAGTCTGACAAGCCCCTCATAGTCTTCCTCGCTCAGAAGAAGTGGTAAGCTGGCGATCTTTACTCTGCGACTGCCCGGAGCGATGATTCTTCGATGGACGAGTTCTTCAAGTTTGCGCGCGAGCGCCACTCAATCTACCTGCGGCGACGGCGCGGCGATCCCTACCCCTGGACGAAGGACCGTGTTCTGCAGACCGGGCGGTTCACCAACGTCTTTCGTGAGCTAGACCGCACCACGGCCTGGTTCCGTGAGAACGTGCGCGAGCCGCTGCGCAGCCAGCCGGAGGTGCTGCTGGCCACTGTGGTGTTCCGCTGGTTCAACCGCACCACGACGGGTGAGGCAATCTTCCTCCAACCCTACCTGACCACTGGCATGACGGCATTTGAGACCTTTCGTGCTACGTGTGACGTGGGTCACCTTCGCTCGGCGATCCTGACCTTCCTGCCAAAGAAGGGCCCATATGTCACCGGGGCCTACACCATCAACACACGCAGCGCGGGCCTCGGACTGACGAAGCTGGATGGAGTGCTGCGGCTGATCGACATGTGGATGGAGAGGCACCAGGACTGGAGGCACGTTGCGGAGGCGCTGATCGAAGGTGACGGCCAGGGGTCCATGGCTGACTTCTGCGCCTGGTGCACCTCGCCATGCCTCGCGGGCTTCATGACGTATGAGGTGGCCTGCGACCTGAGGCACACTGACCTCCTACAGAACGCCCATGACCGGCTGTGCTGGGCCAACCCGGGGCCGGGCGCGGTGCGCGGGCTCAATCGCATCCATGACCGACCTGTTGGCAAGAGCCTGAGGGCTGCGCAGGCGGTTGAGGAGATGGCCGAACTGCTTGAGCAGTCGCGCAACGGACGCTACTGGCCCCAGCTGCGCAACCGCCTCTACATGATGGAGGGTGTAGGATCGCTTGGATGCGTCGGTCGAATGGAACTCCAGAACTACAACACAGTGCCTGTGGCATGGCCCAGGTGGGAGATGCGTGAGGTCGAGCACACGCTGTGCGAGTATGACAAGTGGTGCCGGGTCACCGAGGGTGCAGGCCAGACGCGGGGGAAGTTCAGTGTACCGCACTGACATCAATCGGCACCGATACCCAGGGATTGCCCGGGCAGCCCTGGAGATGGCCTATGACAACGGCGGGGTCAACCGCGACCGACCCGAGAGCATGACCATCACTGAGCTGGATGCCGTGCTCGCTTTGCCCCACCCACCGATGGACCTGGACGCGGTAAGCCTGTGGCTCATGGGGCTGTCGGAGGAGCACCTGGTCACAGCAGTTGCGGGCGAGGAGAGTGAGGTGGAGGAACTGATGCAGCAGGCTCCACAGGGCACCAACAATCTGCTGAACGCGATTTTTGATGGCGAGTGGTCATGACCGAGAACATGTGTGTCCAGGGCACTCCACTGGAGCATCACCCAGAGCTGGGCCTGTGGGTGAAGCGTGAGGACATGTCGTGCCCGAGCGGGCCGAACTTCTCGAAGACCCGGGGCGTCTGGGGTCATGTGTCGAAGCGGAACGAAGGCACCATCGGGGTGCTGGACACGACGCACAGCCAGGGCGGCTGGGCCGTGGCCCGGGCCTGCCAGATACTGGGCCGGCGATGTGTGCTGTACCACCCGGTGCTGAAGCGCGAGCGGTGCCTGGACCGGGTGCCTGAGGGGATGGACCCACTGCGGCCGCAGCAGCAGGCAGCCCTGGACCTGGGCGCCACGGTGATCGGCATCCAGGC